GCAGGCCAGTTTCATGGCTTGTGTTAAAGAGGTCTACGATATACTGGTCACTGCTGTCAATTCATTGAATAGTGACCATGACGCTGGTGCATCTGTCTTCAGGCTTGAGTATGCCGGAATCAATTTTGGTGGTCTGGTAAGAGGCTATCATTTCCCAAGAGATTAATCATGGCCATCATTGGACCACCAGACCTGCCGGTCGTAGTCAAATTGCCCGGCAGGGAAAACAACCAGATGAAGAGATGGGTTTGTGCCAAGCTCGGATTCCCTGTTACCTTACCAGAATTAACAGAAGACCAGTTTGAAATTGCCGAGAAATCAGCGCTTGATTTCATAGCTGGATATTTTCCTCGCGAACAGAAACTGGCGGTCTTTTATACTAAGCCGATGCAGAATACCTATCCTATGCCAGATGATGCATATTGGATAGAGACTGTCTCTTGGGACCCTGCTCTAACCAATCTATTTGACATTTTTAATGCTGAAACGTTCCTGTTCAATTCGGGCTATCTGGCCGGTGTGAACGGTATGCTTCTTGATTACCACTTATTGCAGGCCTATCAGAAGTTTTCGAGGCGAGTCTTGTCTGTAGAAGGAAAATGGGAAGTAATAAATGAAGGAGGTCCGGACGGACCCGGTAAGCAGCTGATTAGACTCTATCCGACTCCAAGAGGGGCGTTTCCTGTCCTTGTGCTGTACTATCCTGTAGTCACTTACTTCAGAAGTCCGCAGGCCAGAGCGATAGCTTATGACTATATGCTAGCAGAATGTAAAGAAATGCTTGCTGCCAGTCGTAGGAAGATAGCAAACATGCCCGGTCCGAATGGTGGCAATATTTCATTGGATGGTGACCAGCTGATGCAGGAAGCCATAGCGATGAAGGCCGATCTCGTAACAAGGGCTATAAATCAAGGCGAGCCAATGCAGTTTATCATCTACTAACGAAGAGTAGTCATAATGCCCAATGATGCGACTTATTCTTTGAAGATTTCCATTCTAGCCAATGATACTATTATCATTCCCGGCTGTGAATTTGCTACTTCTGTCACTTCTACTACTTATAATGCTAACGACATGCAAGGTTGTACTGTTCCAACCTTGAGTGTAAAGAAGGTTCTTGCTGCCATTCCCGGTAGCAAAGTAGTCAGGTTGTCCAATGGTACCGGAATTCCGACCAACAGGTTTTTACAGCTTCCTGAATCGTATGCTGGTTTGTGTTGTCTAAACCCAACTGACTGGTACAAGATATTACGTGATTTGGCGGCGATTCCTGATGATCTTGCGCCCGATTATGATAGCTGTCGGGTTGTCAATTACGATCCCGCTTATGATAATTATTGTGCAACCGGTGCGAAACGTCCAAGCAGTCCATATATCACTGACCCTAGTTCCATATTTTCTGTCAATTAATATAATATATGCTCCATGAATTCGCCGGTCAAACTACAAACCCTGATGTCGCTGCTATTTTACCAAGATCATTGGTTGATTATAGGACTGATATACAACAGAAGTACTCGATAATATCACAGCAGAATGAAAATTCGCCCGATATTGATATGGTCGGCTGTGTCAGTAAGGAAGTAGTGAGAATCAGCGGTGCTGAGATTCAGGTTTTCAGTCGCACTGACAATAACGACATTGACCATGTTTATCAAGAAGATCAGAACCCGACTTTTTATGCACCTATCCCGATCAAGGCGGTCTACAATGTACCGACTATAGCTGTTTCTAGTGAGACATGGGGTCCGGATGCGAAGGTGTCTTTTGATGTGTTCTTCTCATATCAGGAACTTCTTGAGGTGTTTGGTGAGAGAATGATCAGAATGGGCGACGTATTTAAGCTTCCATTGAATTTCGTCAAACCCGTAAAGATCAGGAACTTTGAGGTCACCTCTTCTTCTCCGCATCTTGTTTATATGAATCACTATGTATGGTGGAAATGCACAGTAATTAATATAACTGGCGATCCAGCCATTCGACCGGAGAAACGAGAGACTATTAGTATTGGTGATCATGAACGCGAATGAGTTAATAGCTGCTATCGGTAGCGATGTCAACACTGTTTACGGTGATTTGACTGATGATGTCGTATGCCGAATTGAAGAACTCATTATGTTGAGACTCGGCGATCATAGGAATTCTGTACGTGTAAAATGCGGAATTAATTGTCAGCAGGAAGGGCGATATGGGATTGATCTAGAGATTTCTGCTGACAATGAAGATTCTCTAGCCTTAGCTGAAATGGTTTCCAATGATGTTTTGAATTTATTGGAGGCGGAAAATGATTCATGATTTCAATAACTCTGTTACACAATTTAATAACGGCATATCTACTATGCCAACGCCGAATCACCCAATAGGTCTGACTCAGTTGTCTGATCTTAATACGCCAGTTATTGGCAGTATTTCGATGCCTAAGCCCGGTCAGACTGATATATTGACCGGCAATCAAATGTGGACTGCTCCTTCTGATATTCATGATTTTACGGAGCCTGCTCTAAGACCGCTGGAAGAATCGATGAAGATGTTCTTTTCTGGCATTAGAGTCCCTTATAAGGACGGATATCGGATGCTGAGGATCAGGATTGCTAATCCTCAGCGTGCTCTAGCGATTTGGCGTGATGAGTTGCTGGATGGTCGTGCTACTATTCCGGTCGGAGCTATTATTCGTGGCGGGTTCGACTATGACCGGACTAGGTATGCTCCTCCATACCATCCTATGGCCTATCGATATAATAATCGATCAGGATCTTCTGTATCCATGGTGTATAAGCCCACTCCGATCAATGTGACTTATAGCTTGTCTGTGATGACTGAATCGAAGACCGATGAAGGCCATTGTATGACTTCGATCATGCGTCGATTTCAGTCTGGTATTGCCGAATTTGTTGTCAATAGTGCTTACTCTCAATGGGTTGCTCGTGCCAATTATTCTGGCTCTGACACTCAAACTGAGCAGAGAGTTGATGATGGAGCTAAATCATTTGTTGTAACTGTATATAAGATGTCTGTGGAAGCTTGGCTTCCTCTGCCAGAGAGGTCAGTGCCTACTACTTTGGCCATCAACAGACAAATAGAGGCTGCAGACGGCACTACATTATTGCAGCAGAACGCATGGGGCTAAGATGATTCGGAAAATCGATGAACAGGAAGAAGTTACCGTCTACAATAAATCTGGACAACTTATTTCGCTGCAATTGTCCGATGTTGGAGCTGATTTCTACCAGCAACAACAAGCTCATTTGATGGCCAATAAGACAATGACCATTCCCACTAAGTATCTTAATATCAATCAGATTAATAACTTGTTGATGAAAGGGTTTTTGTTGCTTGTGGCATCCAAATAGCTTTTATGTCTATCACCCTGCTTTAGGCAAATTTGTAGTAGTTTCATGACAGCAGGGTGATCAAATGTCTTCAATTTTCCTGTCGCCGGGTGTTTACCTTTTTGAGCAAGACCTTAGCCCACTGCCATCAGTGGCCGGTGCATTGCGCATCGCATTTGTCGGCACTGCTCAAAAAGGTCCGTTCAATACTCCGGTTTTACTCACTTCAGCTAAACAAGCAATCGACACTTTTGGCGAACCGATTCCTGAAGCATATATGATGTATGCCATTTTGGAATATTTCCAAGAAGGCAATCAATGTTATGCAGTCCGTGTTGGCGTTGAATGCGAAGACGGCCAAGATGCGGAACTGGATGCGATTTGTGTTGACCAGTCCGGTGCAAAGGTCGAAGGCTGGGGAAGAATTCCAGTCTTCACTGGTATCGATAAAGGTCGAATCGCATTACGCAACATCACTGCTGAAAACCCGATCACCTTTCAGGCGGCAGCGCTCTCTACACCAGAATACTCTGATGCTGATTTGAGTTCCACTGACGGGGCGACGAATGCAGCTGCCGTTCTAACAGGTACTTATACTGGCTCTATCTTTGAGAGCTATACCCTCATCATCACTGGCGAACCGAATCTGTCCAGTGCTGAAGCCATGGCCGGTGCGACTTACGAGATAGTTAGGTCGAGTGATGGTGAAATAGTCACATCCGGTATCTTAGCCGACCCTCTTCATACTGATGTCAGTCAGGTTATTGCGGTTGAGGAAGGCGTTAGCATTCAGATTACTGTCAATTCTGGCCGACTTGATATTAATGACACGTTCACTTGGAACGCAACCCCGGACAACCGCACATTCCAATTCTCTGTAGAAGGTGTTGCTGGAGCGTCCTATCAGATGCCATCGGCAACCTATACTACAAATGCAACATTCGTGGCAGCTATCAATGCCCTAGTGGCTTCTGAAGACTATGCAGCCATTGAATACACTGTGGATGGTGACACCATTCCACAGATTACGACCAATTTAGTTGGTCGATGGATTCAGCTACTCGGTTCTGAAGCATTTGCCACCTCAGTGGGCGTTGATCAGTACAAGTTTGATATTCCCAGAAGCTATCTGATTGGTACTGATGAAGAGCCATTCAACATCAATTCTGGCAACAACAAGCTAGTCATGAAGGTAGTGGGTTCCACTGAAACCTTGTCCGTCTCATTCTCTGTGGCGACAGGAACAAACTTCACTGCTAGTCAAGTCGCTGCCCTCTTTGACCCATCTGGTGTGATCAGCGGTAACAACGTTTACGATGTTATAACTATCACCGGAACAGATGGCAATGAGCATGTGGTCTTCATCGTCACCACCGATTACATGCTGTACACTCTCAAGATGATGGCTGATTTCACCAATCTTAAGACTATGAAATTGGCCCAGACTCTTGGAATCAACGCACCATACCAACTGAGCTATCGCGGATTCTTTGATTCGAGAGTCAGCTTGCCAGCTGGTAGCATTGCCGATCCTGCTATCCCAGAATCTTGCAGCGATGATCCGCTGAGTGCTGCCTGTAATGCCGATTCTGACTACTACAACAGTATTGTGGGCTGGTTGGTTGCTCCATCGGCTGGTACTTGGGTTGATCAGTATACAGTATCGCTTGATCTCTACACTGGTGGTCTGGGCAGTCCATCTGGGCGTTACCAGATTACCATCAGGGATCAGTCTGGTGTTACGATCAGTTCCATTAGGGATGTGACCTTTGACAAGACCAGCGACCGATATATCGGCAATGTGCTCAATCCGGGTCAGGCTTTGGCTGGTGCTGCTGGCAATCCATTTGTCAATTGGGAACCACGTCCTGATTACCTTGAGTTCGATGTGAATGCTGCTGATTACGAAGTCAGACAGCCTTCGACATTCAATGGACGTGTCTTTGCTGGTACTGCTAATGGCATCCCAACCGATTCGGCATACTCAAGCTTGCTTGATGCCGCTGTCATTGGGAATTCCGCCAATGGAACCGGCATTTTCGCTTTCCAGAATAGCGAAACATACGACATCAATTTGTTGGCCACTCCCGGTTTCAGTTCTGGATCGGTGATTGGTCAGGCCTTGCAGCTGTGCGAGACACGTGGAGATACCATTTATCTGGTCGATCCACCATTTGGTCTTCGACCTTCCGAAGTGGTCGATTGGCACAATGGCATTCTTACTAGCTCGCTGTCCTCGGCCATCAATTCGTCATACGGTGCTCTGTATGGTACTTGGGTCAAGGTCTTCGATCAGTTCAACCGCATCGAGATCTGGATTCCACCATCAGGCCCGGTGTCTTCGGTCTTTGCCAGAACCGCTCGTACCACGGAACTATGGTTTGCTCCAGCCGGTCTGAACCGTGGTCGCCTGCTCACGGCATTGGATGTCGAATTCAATCCGACCGCTGGCGAACGAGACTTGATGTACGGGAATGAGAATGCAGTTAATGCTATTGTCAAGTTCCCTAACATCGGCACTGTGGTCTACGGCAATAAGACTCTTCAGCGAGCAGATACGCTGCTGAATCGAATCAGCACGAGAATGCTGGTATCTTACTTGAAGAAGAATTCCACTCAGTCGCTTCGGCAGTTCCTGTTTGAGCCGATTGATGAGGTGTTGTTCGCTCAGGTGATTTCTGTGCTTGATCCTCTGGTAGGCAATGTTCTGGCCAAGCGTGGTGTTCGTGGATATAAGATTATCTGCGATAATACCAATAATACGCCGGATTCCATTGCACAGAATATTCTGAATGTGGCAATTCTGGTTGCCCCATCCAGCCCAGCGGAATTCATCGCAGTCACAGTCGGTATCGTCAGAAGTGATGCAAGCTTCAGCATCGCAGAAGCTCTGATCGCCGGAAACTTTATCACTGGCCTAGCAGCCTAGTCAGAAAGGTATTTCCTGACCCAGAAGAGGACTTAATCGTCCTCTTCTGGCGTTTCTGGGGCTGGTGGGATAGTAATATCCAAGTCTTGGACTTTCTTTAACAATTTAGCGCAGTCCTTTTCGAATCTGCTGCATGAAGCAAACCGTGAATCTCCATCTACCATTTTTAGAATCTTGTCGAGCCTGATGCAGTGTTTGCATTCCGAGTTGCGATGCATTTCTTCTGTGGGATTGTTGTTCTTTATTCTGAATAGTTTGATCATCTTTTTGATGAAATGGTTTAATTTCATTCCGACAATGTCGATATTTCTAAGTGATGCCATGTTTAGGAAGTTTCGAAGAGTAGTGAATTCATCATCTCTTCTGTTCATGGAGTGTACGGGTCGATTTTTGATCCATTCATTCCACAGGTCTTCGTTCCAGATGCCGCCGTATTCAGTGTCGAATCTGGTTCTTCTAGCGATCATGGCCTGCTCTTTGGCTATATGGATTATATGGTCGATGATATAGCTATATCTGTTGGTAATTGCTTTTTGGGCAGCAACTAATTCTGCCTGATTCTTTTTGTAGATCTTCATCATTTTATCGAATATTTTGGTGTCATATTTGATCGCACAGACTCCCTCGTTCCGTCTGGAGACGTATGTGCTTGGATATTTGCTTAGTGTGCAGGTGATGCCGTTATTATTTCGGCCTATGTTGTGTGCGTCTGCTTTTTTGATTTGTGGTTCGGACAGTGATTGGCAGAGCGGATTTTTGTTTCTATCGAATTTGATTTTGCCGCTTATCTCGACATACCAAGCAGAGGCATGCATACCATCTTCATAGACAACGATAGAGTCAGGGTATTTACTTCGCTCTCTTAATTGTCGATCTATTTCGTCGATGTGGTCTTGAGTGACAAGTTTATAATAGTTGGCGTTTCGCGGCCAGTCAGCCCATTTTGGGCTTTCATAAGAAATGAGCCATCTGATATGGCGATTGTCTACCACGGTTTCTTTTTTGTCTTTGGCCAGAGAGGCGATACCGGCATCGACTGTCCATTCCTTTTCGTCTACTAGGACAGAACTCCATGGGTGACAGATTTCATAGGTCACGTAAATGTCGTGCTGGCCTTTTTTAGCAATAAGCAGGGCTTCCTTCTTCAATTCCTTCTTGATTGTTTCAATTGCATCATGATTTATAGAAGTGTCTTGGCGTTTTAGTAATTGTTTGTATTCGCTTATGATCATTCTATAGGCCTTAGAATCATCTGATAACAGGGCACGATGGGTCTTATTTTTCAGTTTCCACCATTTGATCAATTGGTCGATTTCTTTTTCGACTTTTTCTGGATTGACTTTGTATTTCTTGGCGATTTCTGCTACCAGTAGTGTTCTGAATGGCTTTTCGTCCTGCTGCTCTTCTAGGCGTATCTTGAGCACCTTCTGCATGACTGGTATCATCTGGTTATACCTGTTATTATTTCTTTCCTTTCGGCTTCTCAGGTAATACTGAATATCTGCAATTTCGCAGTTATCAACATCAATGATGAACCAGTCAGAGCGTTCTACTGTACAGCGAGCTTTTGCTTTTGGTCTGCGTTTTTCATATTTATAGCCTTCTCTTCGTCTCTGGCTTCCCCATGAAGCTTCGTAATAGTTTTCTTCTATTCTGTCATAAGTAAAGAAAAATTTCGGTTCTTTGGCGTAGTCTGTTTTGGTGAGCAGATAGATATTATCATTGGATGGAGCTTCTGCACTTGGTGGATATATCTGGTTGTCTTCGCGATTTCTACTATATCGGCTGACTCCATTGAAATAACCACAGATACGATGGCCGACATCTAATGCTGAGTTGACCTTGGCCAGCCAAGTGTTATAAGGAAGCTTATCTTCTTCAAGTAGCTTGTTGGCATTAGCGTCATCAATTAATGTTATATGTTCGTCGAAGTCGACATAGCTGCAGATGTTGATGTGGTCGCCCTTGAATGGACGGAATACTTCTGTGCGATCAAAGAGTCCCTGCAAGACGAGCAGAATACGCATATAGTGTTTAGTATTACCATTGGCTTTTTCCATAGCATCGGCGAATTCTTTTGATTTTGGGTCTAATGGTTCGGAAGTCCAGCGATTCCTTTCTTTGTCATAGATTCGTTTACTGAGGTTTTTTTCGAAATCGTCTGGAGTAGGAAACATTTTGCCGCCAAAATGAATGTCGGCATAGATGCGATAAAGAGCGTCACCATTCTTGATTAATAGGAAACTGGTTCTGAGATTCTTTTCATTCTTTTGGGCGGCTGTATATGAATCTGAATCTTTATATTCTTTAAATGATTTGCGAATGCACAGGCCCACTATGCCTTTCTGTTCAGGAATGAGTTTTTGGACAGCCGCTGGATTGTCTAGTAGCCATTTGTCAAATTTGTGCAGGTTTTCACAATCTATACTGTCTGGCATGGAATAGAACTCTTCTGCTGCTTCTTCATCCATCGCCAGAACTCTTTGACGTAGATGAAGCTTTACATCAGCTGGTGCATGAACGCCATCACGAATGACAGTAGTCTGCTGGTTGACACCAAGATAGAGGTTGACTGTCCATAGAGCTTCCTCTGCTTTGGCGAGCATAGTACCCGTGTCTTTCATTTTCTGTTCAATTTCTTCACTCATGTTTTTGGCTTTGAGAGCCAGTTCTCTAGCCAGTTCTTTTGCCTTGAGTGAGTATAATTTTTTAATGTTCTCAACGTATCGTTTTGCCTGTATGCTATAGGATAAGGCATTGGCCGTCATTTTGGCGGCTTCGAGCTTAAAGTCTTTGGCTGCATTGACGATATCTGTTGAGCTTGCTTGTTTGGTTTCTGCTGAGGCAGAAGCGAGAAGGTTCTGGATTGAGGCTTGTTTTAAGCTGATTTCAGGGTCTTTGGGTGCATTGGTTTGCACATGATTGATGGCTTCATCTACGGTGTCAAAGTCAGCGATAGTTTCAATGGGATGGTCGAATTTGCCATCTTTGTAATAGTAGTTTTCGTAATCAACGTTCAACATGCCCCAGCGCGAGTCTTCTATGCCGAGTTCATCATCGTAGCTTTCAAGGACTAAATAAACAATATCGCCTGCGACGTATGATGACGATGAGCGTTTGAAACCAGTTACGACTCTGCACTTTCTGATCATTGCCTATTCCAGTGGTTCGATGTGTATGAACGTACTACCGTAGACAATACTATTAATTGCAATCTAGCGAGTTGGTCCGGTGACTTTATTTTGGTTAATATAATATATAGTATTACGAAGATCCTGAACGGCCCATCAGGATGGATCGATTCTTTGTTCAAGAGGAACGTACAATGCTTGCTTTGTTGTTGCTCCTATGTATGCCAGACGATGTTAGCCCAGCCGATCTCATAAAACCAGAGCCAGTCAGAGTGATCGATGGCGAAACGCCAGATAAATTAGTTCGTACTTTGAAATATAGACGACCTGCTGCACCAGCAGGATATGTCGATCCCAATATTAGATATATGAGTGTCGAGGAAGAGGATAAATGGTTGGCCGTCTTACCAGTCCTGACTACTGATTTAGAACTGAGAGAGATTTTGAATCGGCCTATGATTCCTTATAATCACACTGTTCTTCCAAGAGTATCCCAACAGACTCTTGGTGATGTGATGGATGGCGACTACAATATGTCTGCTGGTAAGGACGATCCTAATAACAGGGTTGCCCAAGTTGGCTCTATGACTCTTGATCGACAGTGGCGGCATACCGCTGGCACCAAAGAGGACCATATAGTCTGCCATTATATGGTCTGGCCGGACACAGGTGATATTCAAGTTTACGCCACTAGTATTCCATCGACCTATATTGAAGAATCAGTTCTAAGTGAGTATGTGCCTTATTTTGTTCGACATAAGTTTCCTGTAGGCATGCAGTTTCTGGAAGCAATCTGCAACAAGATTGATGGCGAGATCATAGCATGCGAGATCAGAGTGTGGTCTAAAATCTCTGACGGTATCGGTCATAAGCACTGGTCTATGAATGCCTATGCTCCTTTTCCTACTCCAGAGGATTATGTCGCTGCCGTGTCGAGGTACCATCAGCCACAGCCCGGATTGCTGGCTCGACTGTCCAATCGATCAGAGTATCAGCGCAGCAAGCTAGTATTCGATTTTCCTCGATATCCGTGGCAAGTCTTCAAATCTACTGGCCGAGTCGTTAAGCTAGATAAGTTGCCAGCCAAGACGGTGGCGACCATGATCAGAAACACCCCATTCAAATCAATCAAAAATTCGGCTTGGTTGACTTTTGATGATGGGACACATTCTTTTGCTCCGGTGACTGATGATCCTGAGCAGATCTATCCTGCTGGATACGACAGGTCTGCTATTCCTACCACTATGGCTTCCTGTATCAGATGCCATAAGGATGATGCTTTGGGAGCATCTGCGGTTGCTCGTGGTGAATGGTATGGTTTCAGGAATGGTGATGACAATATTATAAGCTGGACTCCCATTAGACTCAGGCGCAATAGCACGAGTGTCAGTGATAATCGTGCTTCTATTGATCCAGTTATCGCTAGTTCGCCGAGAGTGAAGAATGAATTAAGATAATATCGGTCTGTTTGATATTTGAGCCATTTGATAACAGCTTTAATGTTGTTGTCAAATGGCTCAAATGCTATGTAAGATTGTTTAATAAAAATATATATGTTCGATTGTTGTTGATAGGAGAGATCATGCGATACGCCTTGTCTGTAGTAGCTATGCTATTAAGTATGCTTCCTGTATTCGCACAGACGGAATACTGGTCTACAGTTCCTGCACCAAAAACAGCACCAGCCGTCTATCAGACTGGATTTGCTCAAAATTCGGATTACACATGGAAATACCCATATCAGCGTCCAACACCAGCCGGTGTGATTAGGGTGCGTAATGCCATTGTTGACAGTGATGGAGGGATAGGTGAATGGAGTGAGTTTGCAGAATTAACAGTAAAAAGTGGCTGGAGGTTATGGGGTGGTTCATGGAACCAGCCTGTTGTTGAAGATGCCAGCGGAATCGCGTGGCAATTGGAAATCGTTAGCATAGAGGCTAAAGACGATTGGGAATATAACCCATATAAACCGGGACGCATAGCTTATTTGTACACAGGTTGGGGTGGTAGCTATTACAAAAACACTTTGGCTCCTACTTCATCTCATTCGCCTTACCTTGAACAGTTGACAGAAGATGCGTGGAGTTCTTATACTGTTGAGCGGTTTGGTAAGAAGGGACGATATGCGACTGTTTCGAAACCACCCATAGTCGTAGCAGCATCTATTCCTAACAAGACCTACCAGTTGGCCTACTGCCGGAAGGCCGAGACGGGCGAGACCGACCTTTCGCCACCATATACTTACACTCCATCGCCCTTGCCCGATGGGACATTTCCTGCTGAGGCTTCATGGATTCGATGTGTTATTCATGAGTATCATCCTCAGGGTACGCTTGGTTTGCATTTTTATCGTCGTGAAATGTTGAAACCGGCTTCTGGCACCGATCCGCCAATATGGGGTGAATGGAGACGTTTGCCGGATGCCGAGTGCTATGGTACACCTGATAAGCCCGACGATTGGCTGTGGCCTATCTGGAAACGCCAATGTCTTATGTTGAGATATGTTGATAACGCTCCTGTCCACACGCCAGTAGCGAATCCACAAAGCAGATTGACTAAATTGCACAGGTTGCTTCGTGGAGATCCTGTAAAAGACAGGGACGTTTTACTTGATTACTTCCGATTGCCTGATACCTATGAGCTGAAGACGACTCCTGTCCCTCCTAAGGACGGTGTAGCGCAGCCTCCGATTGTGGAACTGGTTGTTGTCAAGAACTATAATCCTACACACGTCAAAATAGATGCAAATGGCCAACCGCAGATCATACGCACTCTATACGGCGATGTGGTTCTGAAGGCTGGCGAAAAGTTTGTAGTTCATTGTCCCGTCATAGACGAATGGGGCAATGGAGATTCTGGCACTACTGGTGGTGTTGGCGACCAGAAATTCGAACGCAATATTAGAGCAGGTAATGGTGACGCATGGTATATTGAACAAGCACCAAGCTTAGAAGGTCAAGTCTCTTGGCCTGTTTTGTTGATTCATAATCATAAAAGCCAATGGTCAGTGGCCAAAATCACTGCCAAAGGTGGCGATGCCTTAGCCTATTCTGATTATTCAGGTGGGCAATGTTTTGGCAATCGGTTCTATAAATGCAGTTTTGAGGCTCCTATGTTAGGGAGCCGTGTGACATGTGGCATCCGCATTGATCATGATTGTGCTCCTAGCCATCATCCTTCGGAGCAATTCTATCAGTTCTGTAGTGCCAGTGGTGGCATAGGGGTTATGTTCGGAGGGAATCAGTCGGCAAACCTTCGAGCCGAAGAAATGTATGCAAACAGTAATGCACCTGATCCTAGGGGCAGTGTGTTTTACATCAACAACCCTAATCCGATTCGTTGGTTCAATGGTCTATTTGTTGATTCATACATTAGATCACAGATGCTTCTCACTGGCCAACGCGGAGTTATTTTCCGTTGTTCTGGATATGGTGCCGATCTGGATATAAATGACATATGGAATGATGCTGGATTCGTTCGATTCATCGAATCGAACGGCGTTCCTGTAGCATTGAAAATGAATGGTGGTAAGCTCAATACGAGAGGCGTTCGACCTGTGCTCGGATTATTTGCCGGGACTACGATTCATAATATAAAATCGACTTGGGCGATCAGTGGTACGAGAGTGCAGCCTGATCCCGGAACGCAGCCTTGTGTAGTCATCAATCATAATTATCGGACATTTGAACCATTGTTCAGTGGTCGCACCGGCTTAAGCGACATGGTGCTAAAAGAACCGAGCGAGGCTACGGCTTTGGCTATGTTGCAGAGATTTGCGCCGACCGGCCAGCTTTCACCGATGCCGGAAACTGGTTATCGAATGACTATTGATGTTCCTGTTCAGGTGACGCGAGAGCGGACTCCGGCAGAGATAGAAATAGCATTTGAGCCATATAAGAAGATTAGGAACTTGCCTGCATGGGGTAAGACGTTTATAAAGGAGTACTACTTGAAGTATGTCACAGAGACAAAGACCACTCCAGTGACCACTATCTTCAATGATCAGTTTACTGGTAAGAGAGTCGCTACAGAGGATGTGATTCTGAAATAAAGAGTTTTGGTGTCCGGATAATGATTATCCGGACACCAAATGTGCGTATTGAGATAAGATGGCTATCGATTGGGCAAGGACATATCTACTATTCAATACCGATGAATTGACTACAAAGTCAAAAATGAAAGTTGCTGTCTATTGTGATAAGTGCAGGAAGGAAAGTACGACACGGCGTGACAATCATACATCTAGTATGAATAAGAAAGGCGCGTTTTGGTGCCATCAGTGTGCTATAAATGAGGCACGTGAAAATGGAAAATACATTCGAACGGCAGAACAGACAGAAGCGGCAAGACAGAGAACTCGTGAATTATGGCAGAATCCTGAATTTAGGTCTAAGGTAGTTGAAATTTCTAAAATCGCACCACAGTCACGAGAGATGAGAAAAGAAGCTAGCGATAGAGCTAAAAGGCAGTGGGAGAGTCAGGAATTTAGGAATGCTGTTTCGGCTGGTGTAGAGGCAGCTATGGCTAGACCAGATGTGAAAAGGAAAGTAAAAGATGGGTTAAAACGTAGATGGCAAAATGACGACTATAGAAAGAAAATTGCGGCTGTTATTGAAAAGCAGCCGAGGATTAGCAGTTTACAGTCTGCATTATATGATTATCTTGACGATCTTAACGTTGAATATATTAAAGAAGGTGAGGGTACAGTTGTCGGATGTTATGTCTTTGATTGCTTGATTCCAAAGCGTGGGAAAATGTCAAAGAGTTTATTGATTGAATGCCATGGAGAATATTGGCATAATCTAGCTAAAAATGCAAGAAATGACAGATCGAAATTCACTTATATCGACCGATATCATCCAGAATATGAAATCATGTATGTATGGGAGCATGAGTTTATCGCCAATGGTAGAGTATTAGATCGATTAAAAATCAAACTAGGAATTGAATTACAAGTACACGATTTTGATTTTAAGTCAGTGACGGTGAGGCCAATTGATTTTGGTATTGCCAATGTTTTTCTTAGGAATTATCACTATTTAAAGGGAGGTAAAGGTGGGACACATTTCGGAGCATATATTGAAAATAAACTTATTGCCGTTATAACTTATGCTCACCCTGTTAGACAGAATATTGCTTCTGCTATTGGAGTGGAAAAAGTGATAGAATTAGCCAGAATGTGCATCCACCCATCATATCACAAGAAAAATTTCTCAAGTTGGCTTATTTCTAGAACCATCAAAAGTTTTGAAGTTCCTGTGGTCGCTTTTTCTGATAAGACATTAGGACACGATGGGACGATCTATAAAGCGTCAAATTTTGAGTTACACCATGAAGCAGAATCTGATTATTGGTATATTGATGAGGATGGTTACGAAATGCACAAAAGGACTCTTTATCGTCATGCTGTATCGTTGAAAAAGACTGAGGCTGAATATGCTATAGAACATAAATTCATGAAACAATGGGGCGGTCCAAAATTGTGTTTTGTATATATGCCACGCAAGTAAAGATAGTTTGGATAATGGTGTAAGGCCATGGTGGACAATTAATAAATAATTGTTCATTACACTAGTGGAGAATTGTTCATGCCCGGATTCAATGTGAGCGGACTAGGTTTGGCTGGCCAACCATCTAATACTGTCGAATCAAGGCGTACATATCGCTGGGTCTTTCGCACCCTTGGCCGTGGCGCTGGCACTTTTTCTCGACAGGAACTTCTGCACTTACGTTCTACTTCCAGACCACACCTGAAGTATGAGCCAATTAAGATGCATCATAATCAGGAACGTGCTCGATTCGCTGGTCAGACTGAAGTCGATCCGATTGAAATGACTTGGTATGACATTGAGCAGAACCCTGATATTTCCAAGGGTATTTATTATTGGTTTGAAACTGTTTCGGATCAGCGAACAGCCAATGTTGGCCATCCGTCAACGTACAAGAAGAACGCCGAACTAGTCATGCTGACTGGTATGAATACCATCAGCGAGCTTTGGACCATGTATGGTTGCTGGCCTGAAGATGTTGATTGGGGCGGTCTTGATTATGAACAGAATCAGATTGCTTTATTGAAGGCCAAGATGTCTATTGATCGTGCTGTCCGTGATTGCCAGAATAACGCTCAGGTTCTCGGTACTACTTCCGGATGTTCGATTCCAGCAATTAATTTCTAAATTACTTAAATGGCGACGAATTTATTTCGTCGCCATTTAAGTATGCTTAAAGGAATTTGAAGTGCCGGGATTCAATGTTGTAGGACCATGGCCACAGGATGCTGAACTACCAAGTAATGTGGTAGAGACAGATAGAAATTATAGGTTTAATGTTTCCTTTGGCAATATAAAGATATCCAGATCGCATATCAAGTCAGTTACTAGGCCTTCTATAAAGATTAGACCATTTGAAATGCATCATCGTTCTGAAGAGATATCATATCCGGGCAAGATATCCTATGAGCCGATGACATTGACGTTCTATAGCCATGCCGGGCAGACACTGCGAGAAATCAAAGAGTGGTTTAATAATAAGGTATATGATATTAGTAGATCACAGACTCTTGATAATTCAGCTAATAGAGCTGATGTCATATTAGAAGAAACGAATGGGTTTGGGGAGCCGACTTATAGATATACTATGGCTGGTGCGTTCATTGTTGAAAGATCAGGATCTATAGCTAGCTATGAGGACAATAATATAGCTGAGCTTGTTTTGGTCATAAGGTATATGAAATTGATTGAAGAGGATCTGGATGCCACCTTCCCGGCTACCGATCCGGAGTGTAAGACTGACAATCCCGTTACTCCATCGGGAGTAAGATAATGCCCGGATTTGCAGTTCGTAATATCGGAATTGGCCCACCCATCGCTGAAAGCCCAAAGACTAAGTATTCATGGCACTTGAATCAGGTATTTGGCGATCATGTCGTCATAAGGGGCCAGCGTGTCCTTACTCCTGTCGTGTATGCTAAGGATTGTACTCTACCAACGATGTTTTTCAAGTTAGGCTCTATCAAGGGTGCGTCTCTTGAATACAAGTATGCTCAATCTGCTGGATTTGATGATGTCAGAATAGTATGGTATGACACTATTGGTTTGCGAGATATCATTAAGGGTTGGACTGACAGGATCTGGAATGAAGAGACTGGCATCCAACCAGCCGCGACATATAAGAAGATAACTCAAATAAAGCACTACGATTATACTGATTCCAAATTCGATCTATGGATCTTACATAATAGTTGGCCTTCAAGAATAGCTGCTGGTCAGTTGTCGTACGTAGATAATGAGATCAATCTGGTAGAGACGGTCGTAACTTACGATTGGGCTACCAAGGAATTACAAGCGGAGTTTGCCGGATAATGCCAAACGATAATACACGTATCGTGAATGAAATTCCATTAGATTTAGAAATTCCTCATCGATCAAGTGACGATAGTGTCTTAGATGAGATTTTGAGTCTTGGTCAAGACACTGTCACTCCATACTCTCAAGTCAAGCTGCCTAGTCTTGGACTTTATTATGATTGGAATGGCATCCAGTCTTGTGAAGTCCGTGCGATGAGTCGCAATGTTGAAAAGTTGATGACTAGACAGGATATGGCTCAGGATGGAACGGCCATTGATCAGATGCTGGCCTATTGCTGTCGTTTTCCAGTGCCGACAGATCCGCTGGATTTGCTGATCGGTGACAGAATGTATCTGATGTATTACATCAGAGGGCTGACCCATGGTAATATGTATAAGTTCAGCACTGAATGTGGCAATTGCGGTCAGGGCGGTGTTTACGAATTCAATTTGGTTGATCTGCACAAGACAGTGATTTATGCAGATCCTAAGATTAAAGAGCCTCATGATGTGGTCTTGCCGGTCTACAGTGAGCGGCTGGGTCGGGAGATAACTGCTGGTATCTCATTCTTGCGTGGTCGTGACCTGTACAACTCCTTGCATGAGTATAAAGTGCAGAAATCCATGGTCAGGGGCGGCGGTAGAGTCAGGGCCGGTAAGCCGAAGGCCGAAACAAATGATCGAGCAATGATGCTTGACAAGATCTCTGATGATGTGACTCTCAAGTCGATCTATTCGATCTGTGGTGTCCATAATCCTGAAAAGGTCAAGGCTATTGTCGATCAGATGCACAGTTCTGATGTTGAAGTGATTAGAGCTTTCCTTGATCAATATATGCCTAGTATTGACACTACTGTCACCATTCAATGCGATAAATGCGATAAGGATTTCGCAGTGGAGTTGCCTTTCACGGAATACTTTTTTCGGCCTAAGAAAACCTAACGAAACCGATTACGAATATTTTCTCCGGCTTCAGGAGATAGAAAAGCGATGGTATGATCTTCAGGAGGAGCAATTCCTGCTGAAGAGGTACTGTAAGTTGTCTATTTTCGAACAAAATATGCTGACTGCAGAAGAAAGATTGTGGCAGCTGGAGAGAGAACAAAAAGAATTAGAAAAAGAAAATGAGAGGGCAAAACGAGAACAACCAAGCTGATAGATGAAAATACTATATGGACTCTCGAATATCTGCTCGCGCTGGTCAAATAGTCAAACTCGACACCGTCTTTTACAGCGGTGGCGAGGTCTATGATCCATACGCTATTCGCGAAATCAATATCTATCGTGATCAGGTACAAGCAGAGAATCTAGTTGCTTCTATTCCTATAGCAAACCCAGAACCGGATGACGATGCCTATCCAGATCCGATAGTGCAGACCGATACTGGCAAATACTACATGCCGTTTCTGGTCCCTGCGGATGCTGTAGTTCCTGCTGTCTATCTGGATGTCTGGACTTATTTTCCTACCAATCCGTGTGGTGGGACTGGCGGGACTGGCGGGACTGGCGGAACTAATCCATGTGATTTGGATAGTGCCGAGTTTACTGGCCTGTTGCTTTCATGCTGCCATAGGTTCTGGGCATATCCGGATAATTTACATTGTGCAGACAACCTATTATCATTTCAGCTTGCTTTTGAACCATTAAATCAGAAATTTGGTACGACTGACAAGAGATATCTAGAAGTCGGTTTCATGCCAATGCCTTTATATGATTTTGATTATAATTTCTTTGCTCCTTTCTTGCCGAGTTTAAAGGCCACTATTAGCATTTATACTCGAAATGAGGAATTGCTGGTAGATTGCGATGATATGATAACTGGCCTTAGGCAGGGTCATTATCGGACGAATCCATTTGTGTTTAAGTGGCTTTTGAACGGATCTCAGTTTTTGATCGGTACGTACAAGTACAGAATAGCTGTTCAGTTTCCTGATGGAACTGTGCAGAATTCGTCTTATTTCAATTTCACGATCTTTTAATATGTCTACCGGCACTGGCGACAATCTGTATGTCTCGATTGACGATATCAATCCAGATCCGTTTGTATCGCTAACAACTATATATCAGGAACTATTGTATGTGACGTATGTTCCCGGAGATATACTAGTGGCTATCAGCACAGAAAGAACATCGTGTGGTGAATGCGTTCAAGTTCCATCTTTTCGATCCCAGCGTGAATTATTCTACGGTTTCAAATACAAAACTGTTCGTGTGATGTTGGCTGCGAATCTGAGAGATTACACTGATTATACTGTATATAGAAGAGACTTCCTCACTAATACTGTAGTGGAAGTGACGTTTGATACTGTTTTGAAACCAAGAGACAGTATTGTGGCTATCTTGCCGGAAGTTGTCAATATTGATAGGTATCTCGAATTTTTGAATTCTCACAAGGAATTGATTCCTACACGCGAAGTATAATTATATAAAGCCATTTGATCTATAGGTATGGTGTGTTAGGAGAAATTCTATATGAAATTGTCGTTTTCTACAGGTGATGCTGCTGCGGCTACTCATTTGAGCCAGCAGACTATAATAAGAAGCATTGATACTGGCATATTAAAAGGATATCGTGTGCCGAATTCGAAGTTCAGAAGAGTCTCTAGAGCAGCACTGATAGATTTCATGAATGAGTACAACATTCCTATTGAATTTTTAGAAGCTTTTGATATCAAACAGGCAGAAAAAGATCAAGCAAAACAGGCTAAGGCGATAAAGCAGACTGATCGGGCTGGCTGTTTCTAGCAGTATTAGTTGAATATGTACGTTCCATCAGAAACGCAGATTAGAAAGTTCGTCGCTGAACACTTCCCTAATTTCAAGGAAGCCAATTCGTCTAAAGTAGGCCCTATATTAAAGATAAATTCGCCTTTTGATGACGATCCGGACAGCAATAAACGCAAATTCAATATTATTATAAGATCCGGCAAATGCAAGGATTTTCGAGGCGATTCTAAATGGACTACTGGCAATACCTCATTCATTTATTTTGTTCAGCTTTTTAAACGCTGTTCTTATAAAGAAGCCATTGAATTATTGGGTAAGTATGGCAAATTCGATCAGAAACGTGGCTTCAGTCTAAGGAAGCCTGAGGAAATAATAGATGACGAAGCGAATACCAGTCTTATTCAATTGCCTGCTAGTGCTCAAGCGATAAATCCCAGCAGCACAAATTCTGCTCATGCTATTGCCATTCGATGGCTCAAGAGGAGAGGATTTGGGCTGGAGTTTATTGAGAAGTACAATATTATGGTAAACGGATTGAATGTCCTATTTCCTTACTATGAAGGTGGCGAACTGGTCTATTGGCAGCAGAGATCGACGGCAAATAAGTTCTTCGAATACCCAGATACTGAGAAGTGTAAGGTTGGCAAGGCCGATTTTCTTTATAATTTCGATAATGTAGATCCGAATTTGCCTGTGGCTTTATTTGAGTCTATTTCTAATACTTTGACTATTGAAAGGCAAGCTTTGGCTACTGGTAGTGCTGATATTAGCCCCAAGCAGATCAAGAAATTGAAGATGGTCAATAAATGTCGGTGTGTCATACTGGCTTTTGATAATGATAAGCCCGGCATCAGTGCGATGGTGAAATTCTATAAAATATTGAATTCTGAAGGTTTTCGAGTCCAGTATGTCCTGCCACCGAAAATGCCTTCGAAAAAGGGCGGTGATATTACTGACTGGAATGAATTGTATACTGATTTAGAAGAACCATGGTCTTTTGGCAGAATAAGAGATTATTTTAGGAAATCCATCCTTGAGCTAAATATGATTGAGGCGATCAAATTGCAAATGCAGATGCGATAGAGGGATAGATATGCCAAATAGTAAGCCGGTTTCGGCATACTCGGCTATTGATTTGGTTCTTGGTGAAGATGGGTGTGCTAAAGACACAGGTAATATTGGGATTTTATGTACTTCTTTGGAATGGTCTTCTTTTCTGAATCACGGGTATAAATTAAAGGTGTCTATTGATGATCCCGGTTATAAAATATTAAAATCATTGAATGTGGATTCTGGCTATTTCAGATCAGCTATGGCCTGCAAGTTTAAGGCCAGATGCAGGCTAAGAGCAGTCAGGCCAATGGTAGAAAATGAAACGCCGTGGACTGATTTCTTTGTGACATCTTTGTTTGATACGGCAAATAGCTCTGAACGTGCTTCTTTTGTTTTTACTGCTATCGATCTGCCATCATGGTATCTCTGTGCCAATCCGGCTAGTGGTAAGGCCTATCGGGGTTCTATATCCGATGTGGTCAGGCAGGTTGCTACTGAGTTTGCTCCGGGTATTGTGGTCAATGTTGATGACACTATTGATAATCGCCAAAATGTTTGGTACTTGAACAGGCAATCGCCTAAGAATTTGATTATGCGTCTGATTGATTTCGGATCTTCTGTTTCTTCTATTAAGGGCAGAGTAGTTGTTAGTTCTGGCTCGCCGAATGTTTTAAATGTGGTTGATCAGTCCAAGATTAAATCGACGGACAGGGGATTTTTCTCGTGGCCGTCCGGAAATGTAGGCGATACCGCTATTTTTTCTTATGATGCTGTTAAGAAGAATTCATGGTCTAGATTGATTTCGGAAGTCTATACTTCTGGCATATCAATTACTACTGGTCAGCTTCTTGATCAGATCACTGATGGTGAAGGAAGATACACTAAAGTCGATGATAAGATGACTTCTACTAAAATTAATGTCAAGGTGCCTATCGATCGTGCTTTTTCAAAGCCTAATGAGTCTGATCCTCCAGAAATAGGGAGGACTTATGTAGAGCCGGTCACTCCAATTTATTCGGCTGGCGACCTGGGTCTGAAATATCGTGATTATATTTCAGGCAAGGGCAGGCAGATGTATTTAGATGCTCAATATGATGTCAATAAGCTTGTTATTCATACTGTTGGACAGGGCGGATTTTTTGATGGTACTGGTTTAGGTGCTGATACGGTTACTATCGAATTTATTGATGCTGCCGGGCTACCTTTCTATATTCATGGTCAATGGATTGTGATGGGTTTCAGGCACTCATATAATAGAGGCCAATGGCGAACATCACTCTATCTTTCTAGACTTAGCTATAACAGTGCAGCCAAGATAGTCGGACAGTAATAAATATAAATAGAATAACTAGCGGGTGTTTTGTGCCACCATCAGGAAGCAGATTAACCAGAACTATCTCTGTCCAGCTTAATCTGGAAAAGGCGGATCAATATGCCTCTCAATTAAATGGAGCAGCCAGATCTGCTATAGAATTACAACAAAATGTCGAATCAATTGGCAAGGCTACGTCTAATACTGTTGTTGAAATGCAGGCCCTTGTTGAGACGCAGACGCATCAAGTCGCTCAATTGCGGGAAATGCATAAGTCACATCTAGCTATAAGTAATGTTAATAAGGTCAGTGCATCGGCAGCGGACAAAATCTCCAAATTGAATCAGCAGGAAGTCGATTTATTAAAGACTCAGACCTCTAAAGTCTGGACGGAAATAAATAAGTCTCTGGAACAAAAGAATGCTAAGCACCAACAAGAACTGAAGCATGTTCAGGATGAGAACAAGAATCTTGTTGATATGATGAAGCTGTGGGATGGCATTAAGAAGAATATCAGAGACATCAATACAGCTACTACCAATTATATGTTGACAATGTTCAATGTATACGAAGCTATCCGCGCTGCCAATAAGGCATCCGACAATTTCAACACTGCTAATTATCGCGTGTTTGGTTCTCAAATTCAGATCACCGCAGAGGCATATCGAACAGCAGCCGCTTTTGGATTGATGGGTGATGAAGTCATACAGGCTTATAAGGCTTTGGGTGCACAGAGGCTGACCAATAATATCAATGACTTTAAGAAATTGTCTTTTGAAGCATTGGCCTTTTCACGTTCTACTGGAATGACTATTGAATCTACCGTTGGCTTACAGAAATCATTGATGGCTACCACTGGTTCTATAGATCAGACTAGTCAATATATGGCTAAAATAATCACTCATATGAAAGATTTTGGCCTTTCAACTTCAGAAGTTAATGGATTGGTAACTCAGCATGCCAGTAAAATTTTAGAATTGCGCAGCGTCTATGGCTCTTTGACTGCTTCTATTACTGAGGCGCAAATACGTTTGGCTGCAATAGCCAAGGATTTGGGTGCTCCTGAGCAATTAGTCCAGAGGGTCGGCACTGCTTTACAGAATCTTGAACCGATGCAGGCCGATTTAGTGGCAGGGTGGGCGGGTTATACTGGTGCCTTGATTACTGCTGAAGACAGAATGAATCTGTTTGCCGCCATAACTCGGACATATTTCGATGAAGTCTTGAACGCGACGCAAGAGGGCACTAAAGATAGGCAGATTGCGGTGGCTCTGTTTACGGGTAGGTTCGGCGAACTAGGCAAGACTGCTGCGCAAGTGGGCGACCAAATCAAAGCGCAGAAGATGACAATGGCCGATTTTGATGCTATGTTGAGGAAGTCGGCTGACAGCGCAAAGAAGGCAGCTAATGCTGAAATGACATTTTGGGAAGAACTGAAGAACGCAAGTGATACTATACCTCGTCAGCTAGCGTTGCTTTCCGAGCAAGTCCAGAATATTTTTAGAACGATCTGGACGGCAATTGCTCCCGGTGTCCTGATTATAGTCAAAGCTATAGGCATGGTAGTCTGGGTAATCAACGCAGTAGTTAGCGCACTAGTGACTTTACTTGATTACCTTGGGCCTGTTGGTACTGCCATAAAGGCCGTCCTTGGTGTGGTTCTGACTCTTGGAGTGGCCGCTCTTGCTTTAGGTAAAGTATTTGCTCTTGTGGCTGTCGGATTGACAAAGCTCGTTGTTGGTATTGGTGCTTTACTAAGTAGAATTCCGCTATTAGCTTCTGGCATTACCTCTATAGGGGTCGCTTTTGTTAATGCTCTTCGTGCTTTGTTACCGGTGGTTCCTGCTCTCCTTGGGCTAGGAGTGCTTTTTGCTGGCATCGGCATCGCTGCGTGGGGTCTGTCATCTGCTATTGAGAAATTGTCAGCGGTTGGCATGAGCAGCATTATTTATCTTGGACTGATGACTGCAGCTTTGATTGGGCTGGGAGTTGCCTTTGCCTACATCGGTAAGATAGCCACTGCTGGTGCGCCTGGCTTGCTTGCCATGGGTATCGCTTTTGCCGGTATCGGGGCAGCAGCCTTTGGTATAAGTGCTCTGATCACGACAATCGCTGGCAATTGGCAGTCTGCCATCGCTACAGGGTTCTTGCTGGCGACGGTGATTGGAGTGGTTACGACAGCTATCATTGCTTTGGCTACTGTGGGTACAGTAGCTGCTCCTCCACTGTTTTTATTAGGTGCAGCTCTGGCAGTCGTGGGCGGTGCAGCCTATTTAATCGGTCTTGGCATAAGCCAAATGATAACAGCGCTGAGCGGGTTGTCTGTCAAATCGACAGCTGTTTTGGTCGTTGTAGCTGTCAGTTTGGGTGTCGCCGGGTCGCTATTGGTTGCTGCTGGTGTGCCATTGCGCAGAGCGGCATTTGACATCATGGTTGCTGGAGCGATGTTATTAGTAGCCGGTACAACCTTGGCTATGGCGGCTATTCCATTTGCTGTCGGCTCTGCTGGTATGGGTGCCTCTGCTGTTGTGCTATTAGCCGGTTCTATAGCTCTTGCTGCTGCAGCTGCAATCCTTAAGCCAGCAACTACTATATTAAATTCTGTGCTTCCGGAATTGTATAAGGCTAGTTTGAAACTGACCGTCGCTTCGGCTCAATTTAAGGCCTCAATGGATCTGAAGTTCTTAGCTTCTGCGGCTATTCTGCTGGGTTCTTCTGCTGCTATCTTGGCTAGTTCGTTATTGTTAGCTGTAGGTGGTCCACTGTTGATAGTCGGAGCCATGGCGTTGTTGTCCGCAGTGCAGTTGCTTGTGATTGCCGCTCCATTGTTGGAGAAATCACTGAATATTATTCAGAAACCGGCGCTGAGGCTGACGATTACTGCTGCTTCTATAATGACTGGCGCTGGTATATTATTGGGTGCTGGTGCTATCCTTTTAGCATCGTCTGTCACTGTTGGTTTGGCAGCAGCTGTACTGCTTATATCTGGCGTTGCTCTGATGGCTGCGTCAGTTCTGATTGGTCTAGCCGCTGGCATTCTGAATGTTTCTGGCGGTCTGATGTTGGCCGCTGGTGCACTTCTTACTGCTGGCTCGGCTGCTCTGGTGGCATCGGCTATTCCTATTGGTGTTGCAGCTATTGCCATTGGCATTGCTGGTCTTGCTATCTGGTTGGCATCAAAGCCATTGCAATGGGGTGCTGAGAATCTGAATGAAGCCAGTCAGAATTTCGCCAATGCTGGTAACGGATTATTGATAGCTGGCCCACTCTTATCTGCTGGCATTAAGGCGATTGATGAAGGAACAGACGGTATAACCAGAATCGGGTTGTCACTCTGGTTAGGTTCTAAATCGTTTGGTAAGGGTGCGACTGAGCTATATGCTGCTGTCATGCCTATTGCTTCTGCTGCCCAGATGTTGGCTAGTGGTCTGAATAGCATCGATGTCGCATTGGCCAGACCTTATGGTGATCTGTTTAATTCATTCTCCGCGAGCCTTGGTCAGGCCAGTGAACCTATGCTGGCCATGCTTGATGACGTGTCGGTCAGGATGGCATCTTATGCTTCTGAGATTGAGTCTACTGCCACTAGGATTTCAGGATCGTTCAACAAGGTCAACGCTAATGATGATCTGAATGCTTCTTCAACTAGGCCGTTAGCAAGGGATAGAGCGGCCATATTGTCTCCTGAGTCTGTGTCTTCTGCTGCTGAATCAGACAAGAAGATGAGGTTACTGGAGAAGCAGTGCGAGTTGCTTTCTGGTATCGCTGTGACTCTAGTAGAATTGACCAAGAATGGTATTGCTGCCAATCCGGGTGATGGTAACGCTGCACTGATTGATGTGATGGAGGAAGTTCGCGATGCTTTGTTAAGCAGAAATATACATAGCGACACTCAGGCTGCTCATATGACGGATTGGAGTTGAAATGGAGTATACTAAATACGATCGTAAGATAGCGAGTGCCAGTGTCTCTTTGGCATACTCTAGTAATATGGTGGCATTTGGCCCGAACCGGATAGAATTTCAGTTTCCACCTCGTGTTAAGTCAGATAGTAGAACTGGCGAATGGACGGCAGTGGCTGTGGACGGCGGAAAAACCAATAATGCTCAAATGGAAGAACCTCTCTTTACTTATCAAGGTGGTAATCCGCGTAAAATCCAAATGGAATGGGACTATTTGGTGACCGATGGTGAAATAAACGCATTTAATCAGGGCGGTCTGGCATGGACAGTTGATCGAATTACTAGGAATCTAACGACTTTGAGGAGATACGCTGCCAACGTCGATCAAAATGTGAAACAAAATGCTGTTTTCGATCAGCTCCTTATAAAATTAATTCTTTATGATATTGGTGGTAGGGAAAGTATGTCTTACAGGTCTGATGGAGTAACAATTAGTTATGACGATGGATTGTTTATCGGTAATGACAGGACTTTTCCATTGAAGACCACTGTTGCTATGACACTTTATTCGTGGCCTATAGTTGGCGCTCAAGGTAAAGGCTCTTTTGTTGCAAATGGCCAAGTCAGAACCTTTGCAGATTGGTACTAGGCATGGATAACATTCCTTTCGATCGATTTAACGAAAATACGCCTATTATCGTAGACGGCATTAAAACATATGGCCTATGGAATCCGCCTCCCTTTTTAGATCCGTCTTATAAGATCCCTGATGATCAAATTAGTACGTTTTATGTCGATTCTTCCACTGAAGGCAGGCCTGATATTATTGCGTCAATAGTATATGGAAGTAGCTATCTAGATTGGGTCATTATATATTTTAACAATGTCATTAACCCTTTGAACTGGCCGAAAGCAGGCACTACGGTATTGTATCCCAGTAATGCACTAGTGGCCAAGTTCATTACATGAGTTGAACATGATTGAGTCAGAAGTTTTACATGAGCATGAACATGATAAGAAATATTATGGTGTATATCTAGCTAAGGTCGTTGATACAAATGATCCATTGAATGTTAATAGAATAAGAATAATTTGTCCTGATCTTCATGATTCTAATATCGATCAGAGCATGGCCCAATGGGCTACTTATCTGCCCTTTACCGGGTCGCCTAGAGCGGGAATGTGGTCTGCGCCTGTCAAGGATGACATAGTCGCCATTTTATTCTTTCATGGTAATCCGAATAATCCTGTGTGGCTGGGTGTTGTCCATCCTACTTTGCGTAGACATTATCCGATATTTTCACAACATCAGCCAGCACAATTGGCTCTGAACGAGAATGAAGATCCTGACAACAGTAGGCCTGATAGTGATGATTTACCATATCTGCCTCGCGATGGCAGGCCGATGGGTGTCGGAATAGCTGATCCTTATGGCAATACGTTATGGATGAGCGGTGTTGGCTTCTTTCCTAGCCAGCATAAGGAACGCCCTGCGCCTGTCGGTTCTGACCCAATATCTGGTTTTGAATTCAAGCAATTAAGTGACAACCCAGAAGTCAATGCGCCAGATATGAAGTTCATGGCTAGTCTGACAAAATACGGCATGTATACTCTGATGTCTGATTGTGGTTATGAATGGAAGAATAGTGGCGAATACGGTGAGATAGAAGGCGACTATCTTCTAGATGATCAATTTGAGATTAATAGAGCGAAATATATCAGGAAATTGTTTACTCAGAATCAGACAAGCGGTAGAGATCAGCGACGCTGGCAGGCTGGCACCAGATACGGTCACATGTTTCTGATGTCTGATGTCGGCTGGGCGCAACCCGGTCCTATGCAATCGAAATCCAGACAGAATGAATATGGCGATCCGAAATACCTGTCCAAAGAGACGGTCAGGGATGAGCGATGGATCAAGGTCAGGACTAAGGGAGGGATGCTACGCCAGATGTCTGATGTCGGTCTTGATCCCAATTTTGACGAGTACATCAAAAGGCTTCCTGATGAGGACATCAACGCTGATTCTGATGCTGATGCCATCTGGAGTGGTCGTGGCGATGCCCGTTTCATCAGAGACGTTACCAGATATGGTTTCAAATTCGTCCTGTCAGATGTCGGAGCGGATAAGATAGAGCCGGAAAAGAAGGAAAATCCCAGAGGACAGGGCGTTCTGATCAAGGGTAGGCGAACAGGAGCCAGTCGGGTCAATAATAGCAAAGAAGGTAAGCCAGTCGGTTTCTACTTCGAAATTCAGGAAGGCAATGATTTTAATAGGATGTCTATCGGAACCCCTCTTGGTTCGTTGATTGAATTATCTGATAATTATGAGTATGTCGGTTTGACGGTTGGTGGCGGATACGGCCAAGCCACCAGATGGGAAGGCACTAAGAATAACGAGTTTACTAGACAGTCTTTAGTTGACATTAATCCCGGTCTAGTCGGCAATATGCTTTTCATGGATAATGAAAATAAGTTCATTATGCTTAGATCTAGAAGTGGTGTCGGTCCAGTTCCTGATAACAATACCGTCATCAATGATGATGTCGGTTCCTTCAGAGCCGGTTTCGAGGTTCGCGATGGCGATGGTGAGGATGGAGCATGGGTCGAGTTAAATGACTCTGACAATCGTGGTATTTGGATGTCTCGTAAGTATAAGAGTCTGATGCTTCGATCTGGCAGTGCTTCGGGTAGTCCTACCAAGATGCTGATTGTCATGAATGACGAAGACAACAAGATTTCAATTTTCAATGGCGATCCTAAAGGCAAGATTGAGATTTATTCTGCTGGCGATTTGCAGGCACGAATAGATGGTGATATGAACGTGGTGGCTCGGAATATCAATATGACCGCTATCGAATCTATTAAACTTAATGGCGGCGGAAGCATTGTTGAGATTAATAATCAGGGAATGATGACACCCGGCGATATGATGGCTAAGGTTATTCGAGCTGATTTGAAAGACCCGAAGCCGGGTGGTGTTGCGCCTGATCTTCCTGAGATTGATGAGCCACCTCAGACTATCAGTCCTTCTGATAGGGGTAAAAGATATAACTAGGAGGACTGTGTCATTAACTTACAAGCGCCGACTGGTTTATATGAACGTGAGTTGCCATCGACTGATGATGATTCACGCTCTGTGACGTATTCTTGCAGTAAGCCTATTTCTCCAAGACCAGAATTATTATATTCGCAGATTCCTGATGCTTTGTTACGTGGTCGGAACCCTGTTGAGACGCTTTCTGATCGTATGGCTGACATGTCTGATATCATTAGCAGTTCTGCTGCTGGCAGGCCTACTATTCTCGCCTTGTCTCAGCCGCTTTATGCTCCCGGAGACATTCTTGAATTTGATTCGAATAATACAGAAACAGTAGTGCAGCAGCAGTCCGATTTGGTTATCAGGCACGATCTTTATCTGGCCGATCTTGACTCTATCGGATTGGACTCCGCCCCTCTGGTTCTTGAAATTAAGGCTATTTACACGAATCAGATGGAGGCACTGGCGGATGCCCAGAGGCGTTTAAAGGACACTAAAATCAGTATTGATACGACTCAGCGATATATCAATGAGTCCAATAAGGTGTTGAATACGATAGAGAAGGCTTTGGAAATCTCTAATTCGTCGATCTTACTATCTTCAAAAGAGATAGTTTCTGCCAAATTGGAAAGTTATAGGGCAACAATGGCTGAACTATTTGCGACTATGGAATCAGTCAACAATAACATCAACACGATCTCTGATAGCATCAGGGATCTATCGACTCTGGTGAGATAATGTTACAAAAGCCGATAAAAAGACTATATTATGGCTGGAATAATCCGTTTCTTGGCGGTCAGCAGGGGATAATGTCTACTCAGTTCGATGAGGAGATAGTAAAAAACGACATTGTTCGATTATTGTTGACTGTTCCCGGAGAACGTGTCTTTCGCCCTCGATTCGGGACTCGTTTGAGGGCTATTGTATTTGATATGCTGGACGCTTCTGATCTGATCATTATAAGAAATGAAATATTGACTGCGATTTCGGAGAATGACGAGCGAGTTAATGTTGTTAATCTGGAATTGGTTATGAATGATAGCGAGTCCAGATTGGATGTCAAGCTAGTTTTTAATTTAAATGGGAATCCGTCAGTAAATTACTTTGTTGGTCTTGGTATTGGAACGTCTTCTATTACGACTCTTCAGGAGAATGCAACATAATGTCTACTGTAACAATGTCGGTTCCGACTGATATTAATGAATTTGCTGTGCAATTGCCAGATGCAGAATTGCGTAAGATTGATTTCTCTGCTCTATCTTATCAGAGAGCGATTAGAGCCATAACTGAATATGTTAAGACATATTATCCAGATCGTTTCAATGACTTTGTGGCAAGCAACGGATTCATTGTCTGGATGGAGCTTGTAGCCAATGAGGTTGGCAAGCTTTCTCTGAGGCAAGATATTATAGCCGGTGAGTCGTTTCTAGTGACAGCCCGAAGTGATCGCGCTGTTGATAACCATATCGCTCTTATTGGCCAGACACGTCGTAGACAGACCTCTGCTACTGTCAATATAGAAGTGTCCTTGAATAATGTGACCAACAACGATGTCAGAATCCCAGCTGGTACTTCATTCACTATTATTGGTGCTGATCGTGACAATGTGACTTATGAGATCTTCAGAGTGCCGGGCGATTTCGTTAATGACATAACTATACCATCTGGCAAGCGTGGAATTATAGCATATGGCATAGAGGGCAGGTTTGCTGCTCCTTTTTCTTATGTCAGCCCCGGTGGGCCGAATCAGATTATTTCTATTAATGAACCGGCTATGTTGGAACAGCCCATTTTCGTGTCTGTGAAGACTGGTGATCAGACGGAGGATTGGCAGGTCGTCAACAAGCCTATTGAGTTATATAGTCCGAATGATAAGGTGGTTGAGGTCTATTTCACTGGCGATATAGCCTATTTCAAGTTCGGTGATAATGTCCATGGTCAGGCTCTGTCTACTGGCCAGACGGTGACTATCAGATATCGGGTAGGGGGTGGCTCTAGGGGTAGGATCAGCACTGGAAAGATTGATGAAGTTCGCCCTGTATCCCCTTCCAATGTCAGTGCGGCTGTTTCTTTGCGCTTCAGGAATATAGGGCCTAGTTCTGGCGGCATAGACAAGGAGACGGCTCAGGAAGCCAAGAAAAGGGTTCCCAAAACGTTCGCGATGCATGGGAATATCGTTACCGATCAGGACTATATTAATGCGGCGGCGTTCTTCTCCCATCCCTACTATGGAACTATTCTGAGAGCATCGTATGCTATCAGATCGCATCTGAATGGTAATACTATTATTTTATATGTATTGGCTTCTGGGCCTGATGGATCTCCTTCTATAGCAAACCCGGCCTTGAAACAGGCTTTGCAGACCTATTTGAAGCAGTATAATACCATGGAAGAGGTGGAGATATCGGATGGTGCTTTGAAGGCTGTCGATGTTAGTGTTATTATTGGAGCCGATCGTAATTTTGATGCTTCTGTGATCCAAGACAATGTAGAGGCGGCGATTAATAATTTCTTTGATTTGTCTAATTGGTCAATGGGTCAACCTCTTTATATTTCTCATCTATATCAGACTATTCAGAATGTTGATGGTGTACAGCATGTGGAATTGTTAAGTCCTAATACGAATTTTGTGAAGGCTATTCCGAATGCGGAAGGGACGGAGGGTACAGCCGGGGCTAACGGCGGTTTTTCCGTTTACCCGTACGAGTTGATTGTTTTGGGGACGAAGAAGGTAGTGGTGTACTACGATCAGAGATAGCGTCTGAGAATGCTTGAATGTCAGAGATAACCATGTCTTTCGGGTCTATTCTGGTATCCAGATAGTATATCTCTAGAACTATGGAATCCTGAAGGGCTTTGAAGCCGTGTTTTATGCCTTTTGGCACTTGGACTTGCGCATCGCCTTTGGTTAGGAAATGCTCGGTCAGTTTGTCAGGGCGACTAGGATCGCCACAGCAGAGCATTATTTCGCCGGAAATGACTTTGAACAGATTGTGTTTGTCATTGTGGTGGTGGATTGATGAAAATTCACCTTTGGCAATGTTGAGTAGTATGACTTCCACTGAATCTGATCTGAAGACGGTCTGGCTCGTTCCCCAATTCTTGCAAGTCATCATGGGTTCTGTAGTCCTAGTCTGTACATTGATGTGCCGGGCGAATAGACTGCATTTATTGAACTAGTTCCAAGTGGTGGCATTGGATAAGTTGGCAATGTTGAGTCGTCCCAGTCTATGTATCCTTCTTCATGCTTGCATAATATTCTTGATATGAAGTTTGCGACTTTGATTGGAGTGATGTACATGGATTCGATACCGGCAGCGTCGATTTCTCCATTAAGACCCTGACCGGATCTGATTGCCATGACTGCATCGCTGATGTTTGTGTGTTTGGTGTCGCCTAGGTACATTCTATTAACGCCTAGGACAAATAAGTTCCATCGAACTGTGCATTTTCCAGTTCTGGGGTCGTAGGCGTGGACTGTGGGACTTATTTCTACTTTGTCGATCAGTTGTGGGATCTGACTGATGGCGGTTGCTACGTTGATAGCGTCCACTGGTTCGTATAGATCGTTATCTTGATCTTGGAAGCTTTGCAGTATCAGCCTTCTTGCTAGATTTGCGTTTGCTGCTCTTTTGAGGCGTTCTTTGAGGGCGTTGGATATCGCTGGCATTTGATCGTGTCCTATTTGTCCACTCGGTAAATAACATATCTTCTGTATGTCTGATCCCTATTAATAGTTTTGATAGATTGCCTGTCCAATTCGTATGGACAACTAGTTGGCCTGATTCGTCAACGGCAACGATAGCGTGAGTATGGATTTTTGCTTCGGCGAGCACTTGCGCTGATTTAACTAGAGCGACTTGAGTGTCGTTAGCAAATGTGTTAGTGCCGTCAGCGTTTGGAGTGCTGGTCATGAAGTTAGCCTCGGTTCCGGAAGAGCTGGTCAATAAAGTTATGCAGCGTTCGCTTAGATCATTTCAACGAAATAATCATCCACTAAAAATAAATAACTCGACTGATATTAGAAAGACTTATCACTATCAGAATTATACTGCCTTTGCTAGAAAGGCAGACATGATAGCCAAAGATGCTAAGTGGCCTGAAGTCGTGATGTTGGCGTTTGTAGATTATTGTTCTTTTCAGGTGGTTAAGAGAAAGCTGATTCGTAATGGCATTGGCTCATTACTGCAGGATGCCTTTCTGGCCGAATGCAAGATGAAATTTGAACGTGCCAGAGCCGAATTGGTATCATCTAAAGCCGCGATAATGAAATCTATAGCCAACTTGCATAAAGAGCATATGAACAGCAAAATCAAAGGATTACCACTGGACAGGTATCTAACCTCGCCAGCAGTTGGATTGGCCAATATTACTAAATTGTGCAGAAATGGTGGAATTGATGAATTGACTATAGCATGTCATAAAGTATGTAGGTTTGCTGTTAGAACGGTGCGAAGCAGAGATGCTATTCAAGCAAAGATGCTGCCCAGCGAGCAAATTCTAGATTCGGCTGTCTCAAAAGCGAAACAGCGACTAGGCCAGCAACTACTTATTGAGTTGTTTGGTGACCAACTTTACACAGGAGCATGAGCGTGCGGATTCAACGACGTTTTACCGATACTGCCGTCAAACCAGTAGATAGCATCAAATACGAAATCAGAAAAAGCAAAGGACAGAATGCGGAAGTGCCGCATTGGTGGTCACAGGTAGCCACTGATATTCTGGCTTCGAAATATTTCAGGAAGCGTGGTGTTCCTAATAAAGTAGTTCATCTGACAAATCAGGAAATACGAGAAAAATTTCCACACATTCAAAACGATCTGGCACTTGATTCACTACCATACAAATTCAGACCGAGCAAGCCAGCACCAGATGCCGTTTTTGCTGGCGAGTCGAGCATTAAACAAGTAGCTCACAGGCTGGCCGGATTCTGGACTTTCAGTGGCTTGATGAACAATTATTTTGAATCGAATGAACAGGCGAACATTTTCTATGATGAAGTCTATCATACTATTGTTTTCCAGATAGCCGCTCCTAACAGTCCGCAATGGTTCAACTCTGGTTTATGGTGGGCCTATGGCATAACTGGACCGGCGCAAGGTCATAGTTACACCGACCCGGATGGTGAAGTTCATAAATCAACCGATGCCTACTCAAGGCCTGCTCTTTCCGCCTGCTTTATTCAGAGCGTCAATGACGATCTCGTCAACCCCAATGGTATCATGGACTTATGGGTTAGAGAAGCCAGAGTGTTCAAATACGGCGGTGGCTCCGGAACGAATTTCAGCAAGATCAGAGCAAAGAATGAAAAGCTCTCTGGCGGCGGGTCATCCGGTGGTCTGATGTCCTTTCTGAAGATCGGTGATCGTGTAGGAGGATCAATCAAATCTGGCTCTACCACACGACGCGCGGCTAAGATGGTCATTCTGAATTCTGACCATCCGGATATTGAAGAGTTCGTGTCTTGGAAGGTGCATGAAGAACAGAAAGTAGCCGCCCTTGTTACTGGCAGTAAAGCCATAAAGTCAGCTACTCACGGAATCATGGATGCTTGTAATGGCAACTATGAGGCCGATAAGAACCCAAAGCTGAAGAAGGCAATTCTGAAGGCACGAGAACTTAATGTCCCAGACAATTACATCTTCCGAGCTATTGAGTTAGCCAAGAACGGGTATAAATCGTCAGAGGTCGAGATAGAGGTTCTTGATACACAATGGGAAGGCGAGGCATACGCTACAGTTAGCGGACAGAACAGCAATAACTCTGTTCGTGTTACCAATGAGTTCATGCAGGCTGTAGCAGATGATTCAAAATGGAATCTGATTGAACGAACCACTAATAAACCAGTCAAATCGATCAGTGCCAAGAAGCTATGGCGGAGCATTGGCTATTCCGCATGGGCCTGTGCTGATCCCGGTCTTCAGTTCGATACGACTATCAATGATTGGCATACTTGTCCCAATGACGAGCCGATTAATGCTAGCAACCCATGCAGCGAGTATATGTTCATTGATGACACGGCATGCAATCTGGCATCGATTAATCTGGTAGCCGTTGGCGATCCCCGCAATGGCTGGTCAGAATATTGTAAATCCTATGAGCAGGCCATTCAGATCTGGACGATAGTCCTTGATATCTCGGTGGGTAGTGCTCAATACCCAAGCGATCTGATAGCCAAGAAATCATGGCAATATAGAACCCTTGGTCTTGGGTATGCCAATCTCGGTGCATTGTTGATGCGGCTTGGTATTCCCTATGATAGCGAACGGGCATGCACTACGGCATCAGCTTTAACGGCCATTATGCAGTACGCCAGCTATCTGATGTCCCATGATATAGCAGCGAGATTGGGTGCGTTTCCGCAGTATACCAATAACGCCAAGTCGATGATCAGGGTAATAAAGAACCATTTGGCTATGGTCGATACAGGTCATCGCTCATTTGAAGGCCTGTCTATAGAACCAAAGCCAATCAATTTCAGTCACATCAATACTGAATTGGCAGAATATGTCATAAGCCTTTCCGAGCGGTTGGAATCTGTCGATCCTCATGTTGGTTTCCGCAATGCTCAAGTGACCGTGATTGCTCCTACTGGAACTATCGGGCTGGTGATGGATTGCGACACTACGGGTATAGAACCAGATTATGCTCTTGTAAAGTTCAAGACTCTAGCTGGCGGTGGGAGCTTCCTGATTATCAATGAATCTGTACCACCGGCATTGAAGAACTTGGGCTACAGCGAAGCTCAGATAGCCGACATCACCAAATACTGTCTAGGCACACGTGCGTTCGACCATCATAAATTGAACCGTGATAAGATGCTGCTATTAGGAATAACCCATGCTTCCTGTGTAGCATTGACAAATTCACTGCCTAGCCTGTATGACATTGAATATTTAAATCTCGGTCTGCTGGATGATGAATCGAGGAAGGCATGCAATCTGAATGAGAATTCAAGACCAAAAGATTTCTTTGCCTTATTTGGTTTGACTACCAATGAGGATATTAGAAACGCAAATGCTCACATCTGTGGGACCTCTACTATTGAGGGCGCGCCGCATTTGAAAGAGAGCGATTATCCGATATTCGATTGTGCCAACAAGTGCGGCAGAAACGGCAAGAGATTTATCAGGCCTTTGGCTCACGTTGATATGATGGCCGCTGTTCAGCCATTGATCAGCGGGGCTATCTCCAAGACGATAAACATGCCTTCTGATGCCACTGTAGAAGATGTCCTGAATGCTTATTATTATTCATGGCGAAAGATGATTAAAGCTGTTGCTCTCTATCGTGATAATAGCAAGCTTAGTCAGCCCTTGCAGTCTGGTGATTTGATTAGCGTGGTTGATGATGCTGCAATGGAAGTGGCAAAAGAGATCAAGAGGCATGTTGCTGTGCGACGCAATGTGCCATGGAGACGGTCAGGTTACACTCAGAAGGTCAGGTTTGGCGGTCATACTCTCTATGTCACTACCGGAGAGTATGAGGATGGTCAGCTTGGTGAGGTCTTTTTGACTATGGCCAAGGAAGGGTCTGCTTTCCGTGGCTTGCTGAATGCATTTGCCGTGGCGGTGAGCATTGGCTTGCAGCATGGTGTTCCTCTTGATGAGTTCTGTAAGGCCTATCTATTCAATAAGTTCGAGCCTAATGGTGTTGTTCAAGGTCATGACAAGATCAAGATGACATCATCTATGGTTGATTTTATCTTCCGTGATCTGGCGATTGCTTATCTCGGTCAGCACGATTTGGCTCATACTAACAAGATCACTATCAAGGATCTGGAAGTTGATGCCCTGCCTAAGACCGATTCTGATCATGAGATAGACTTCGGTATTCAGATCAGTGCGAATGGGAATGGAAAGCACCATAATAACAATAACAACGGGGCGACTTTGGCGACTCTGCCCGTAAATCGAATTAGAATGCCGGGTTATGAAGGCGAGGCATGTCCTGATTGTCATTCCTTGACAATGGTTAGGAATGGGACATGCCTGAAATGTGCCAAATGTGGTGCTACTTCTGGATGTAGCTAGTATTTTGCAGTCATTCCGACTCGTACGTATTGACAGTTCAACGCTGTCAATACGGAGTCGGTTTGATGAGTCCTAGTTTCAATATGTTGGCTCTTAACAACAGTTTTCCGGGCATCATGTCTGATGTTGAGATTCTTAAGAATGTAAAAATGGAGCCGTTTTTCTGTGGAGTTGGTTATAAGGCCGTCATTGATGAACTGGCTGTCTCTTATGGATGGAACGATCTTCCTAGCAAGATTCAGTTCATAGAGGGTAAAAAGGCCGTTTCCCACGGTCTGACGAGTTATGGCTATGATCTGACTTTGGCCCCGCGATTTAAAGTTTTTACCAATGTCCATGAGCCAACGGCCATCATTGATCCGCTCAATTTCAAGACGAGCATTTTTGTCGATCAGGAAAGCGAATACTGCATTATTCCGCCGAACAGTTTCGCCTTAGCGGAATCAGTAGAAAAGATCACGATGCCAGAAGACTGTATGGCTATTTGCATGGGCAAGAGCACGTATGCACGTTGTGGTATTTTCTTAGGCATTACTCCTATTGAGCCGGGTTGGGTAGGAACTGTTACTATAGAGATTAGCAATACTACACCGTTACCTGCTAAGGTCTATGCCAATATGGGCATTGCTCAACTGATATTCTTTAACAATCAATGTGGTTGTGCTATTTCTTATTCGACTAAAAAGGGCAAGTATCAATCCCAGAGCGGGATAACTCTACCTCGGTCAGGTATTGAATCTGTATGATCGGGGTTGTCTTAACAGATGAGAGAATAAGGCCACTCAGACGTTATGATATTTAATATCGTTGATAACTTGGATGTTTTTGTCACTCAGGCACCAGCGAATCATCTGGCTGCTATAAACAAGTATTTCACCGTTTCCTTAATAGATTGTGGCAAGAGATATTTTGGTCATACCAACCAGTCTCCGGTCGTCAATTTCTTTGATTTTAACAAGGGCAGAATCAATTTACAGTTGCTGCCTGATTTGATTAAATTCTGTGATAAATCTGGTTTTCCTTATCAGATTGTTGATTCTCGTCCAGAATGGCCACATCAGTCTTTGACAGCAGATCAAATTGGTCCGGATTTTCTAGCTGGAATTGCATTAGAAAGCTATCAGCTAAGATGCATTCGTGCTGCCTGCGATGCGGATTTTGGAATTATAGATGCAGTGACTGGTAGCGGTAAATGTATCGTTGGAGAATCAAAAGTTGTTGTCAATGGAGTAGAATGTGAAATAGATCAATTGTTTTTAGGTGTTGAGCCAGAGCAGATAGTAGATGTTTCCAAAAGAAAGCTTTATGTTTTTGGGCCAAATGGTCACTTAAAGATAAATGCTCTTTATAAAACTGGTAGACGTAGGATATTAAAATTGACGACTGAAAATGGTGCTGAGTTGAGAGGGGTTCATGAACATCGGATTTATACTAAACGAGGCTGGGTTCAATTAAAGGATTTGAAGAATGATGATGAAACCCAAATTCACCCAGAGCTATGCATTGGAAATAGGAATAAAGCCGTATATTACAAGAAGAATGTGGAAGAGAGCGGGCAAGAGACGTGGGCAGATGAGAGCAGCCCCATTTGTCAGTTCGTTGTGTGCATTGTGCGAGAACAGATTCGAGAAGTCTCTGAGAACATTCATTCACGGAGTAGAGCATTTCAAAAAGCCGCTTTGCCAGAGATGTACATCGTCTCAAGCTACGAAAGAAAATGTTGCGGCGAATCGGCACAAACATCGGAAGAATTGGGATCGCTTTGTTGCCATTTCGAGAGCCGCGAATCCGATGAAGAACAAAGAGACAGTAGAGAAAGTCTTGCAAACTTGCAGTCAGAGGTATGGTGTCAGAGTAGCGGCCAATGTACCATGGGCAGACAGGTCTATGGCGAAAATGAAAGAATTGCAAACGAAAAAGATGAACGGTACTTTGCCAAATTCGGTGATGGTAATAAAGAAATTCAGAAAAACAATGGCTGCGAAATCAGCAGAAGAGATAGCAGCGATAAAAACCGCCAAACTGCAGACGTGGCACAAGAATCACCAGACAGCGGATGCTATAGACGAGTTATATGCGCGAGTTCACAGAATTCGAACCAAGCATGTGGATACGAGATTTGGAGTTCTGGCTTACCAGAGCCAATTAGAATTGAAATTCATAAGACTATGCGAAGACTTGAGTCAAGTTCAAATGATTACAAGAGGTCCGACTATCAACCTAAAAAATTCGTGGTACTTGTCAGACTTTTTAGTGAAGACAAAGACCAAACAGATGATAGTAGAGATAAAATCGAAGTTTTTATTCATTCAGAAGAAAATGAGTGTCTTGTTGAAGAAGAAAGCGGCAATGAGGTACGCGAGAATACAAAATATGGAGTATCATTTGCTGATTTGCTCAAAATCAGCAGAAATGGCTTCTGTGATGGCGAAAATTGGTCTAGAGTAAGGAGTATTGAAAATGATGGGGTTGAATACTGTTATGATTTTCAATTGGCCGATCCATCACATGCTTATTGGACAAATGGAATATTGTCTCATAACACTGAAATGATGGCCGCTATCTGTAAAATGAATCCCGGTTGCAATACGGTGATTCTGTCGGAACAGCGAGTCGTTATCGAGCAGATTTCTGAACGTTTACAGCTTCGTGATGTGAAAGACGTTGGTCTGTTTTATTCTGGTAAATCGCCAGACGGGCAGTCGATTGTCATTGCCTCGGTTCAGTCATCTACTAAGATTAATAAGACCAATGTTGAAAAGCCGATTCAGTCGTCTTATAAGACGGTTGATGCTTATGTGAAAGCGTTGACTAAGTATGAATCGATGATGACTGGATTCAAGAATAGAAATATCAGGGCAGAAGAATTACGGGACATTATAAAGCAAGCCGACATGCTTTTGGTTGATGAGTGTGATCTGGCTGTGAGTTCCATGTATCGGTCGATACTGAGAATATTTTTTAAAGGCCGTAAGCGATATGGCTTCACTGGATCTGTCTTTGATAAAGACAAGAAGCTGCAATCGATGAAAATGCGGTCGTATCTTGGACCGATTATCGCTAGGGCTTCCAGAGAGGAAGTGCTGGCCGCTGGTCGAATAAATGATGTAAGATACACCATGATTGTCTTCACTGGTGCTCCAGAGGAAGTTCATGATTCATCTATGCTTAATATTGCCATAGATGAAAAATTGACGGCCAATATCAAGTACCACAAGTTATTGAATGGTCTTTGTGATTTTCATGTGGATGAAAAAACGTTGATTCTGGTAGAAAGCAAAAAGCTAGGTGCTGCTCTTGAAGAATATATTCCAAATTCGGTTTTCATCTGTGGCGATACTAGCTCTAAGGCTAGAAATGCTGCTGTGGAGAAGTTCAGAACTGGTGAAATCAAGATTCTGATTGGCGGTAAGATTCTTAAGAGGGGATTTGATTTGAAAGGCGGTTTCGACAACATTATCTTGTCTACTGGTGGAAAATTAAGTTCTGATTTTAGACAGAGGCTGGGAAGAGGATATAGGCGAAGTGCGCGTGGATATACTAGAATATATGATTTCATGTTTCGAGTTAATAAATATCTTTATAGTCATTCTCGTGAGAGATTGAAGACAATAGTCAAGCTTGGTATAAAGACTGTTGTGATATACCCAAATGGATTCAAAATAGATGGCGCAGACCTCGTCAAACGCAATTTCAACGTTGGTAAAAACTGGCGACAAACCAGTTAAGCCAAAGGTTATGTATTTTGTCAATGAAAAAGTCGAATACGCCTTAACAAAATACATCTGGTCTGGCTGTACTGATGTGGCATTGCGTGACATGGTTATGTCGAACGCATCAGAGCTTATTAGGCAAGTCATTAAGAAACAGGGTCTGGCTGAGATCTATCCCGGAAAAGAAGAGTCATCCTTAGGCGATCTGCACCAGATAGCTTGGTGTCAAATTGAACGTGTGCTTTACAAATTCAGATCCTACCCGCATTGTCGTGTCTGTTTTAATCCAGATAGACCGCCAGATTCCTTGCTCTATTGTCAGGATGATAATGAATATGGCATTGTTATGATTGAAGAGCTGCTGGAAAATGGTATTAGCAAATGCCCTAATTGTGGAGCTGTATTGAGTAATGACTATTGTATCGAGCCAGAGACAGGGATTTATGGTGGTTCACCTACCGTTCTTTATCGTGGTCCGTCCAAATTGTTTAACATGTGGTGTGTCAGCCCTGAGACTATGCTGTTAACCAGCAATGGTATTGATACAATTGGAGACGTAGTTAGTTATTCTAATGCTTATCCGCCTAAAGTTTATGGTCCGTGTGGATTGCAGCCTGTTAATGGTGTACTATCCAAACCAGAAACAGCAACTAGAATCATCAAGACTCTGCTCGGATACGAGATCGAATGTTCTCCAGAGCATGGATTATATAAGCTTGAAAATGGAATTCCGACTAGAGTCGAGGCAGATACGTTAAAAGCAGGTGACTTGCTTGGAATTCAGTTTAACCAGCAGTTATTTCAAAATCTTGACTCATTAAAAGACCTGCCAAAATATGACACATGGAATCGGCCAGATTTAATGACAGATGAACTGGCCTATATTGTTGGTCTGTTTGTGGCGGAGGGATCATATTCCTATGGCAAATTGGTAATATATAATATTGATCGTGACGTGATTGATACTTTGGCGAAGAATACTTTAGGTCTAAATTTTATCCATGAACCGCAATTTCAAAGAGTGTCGTTGTGCAATGTTGAATTTATTGATTTTATGATCAAATTCGGATTTCCTGAACGGACTGAAGCCACAACAAAGATGATTCCGCGACGTATGCTCCTGTGCTCTAAGGAATTGATAGCAGCATGCCTGCGTGGGATGTTTGATGGTGACGGTCACTCTACTAAACACAATGGCTGTGTCGGCTATACGTCTACTTCTAAGAAGCTGACAGCTCAAGTGCGAATGTTATTGTTAAATTTTGGTATCTTGACCAAAATAAGCTATGATAAACGAAAAATTAGAAAGTTTATTAAGAAGAAAACTGGTAGAATGTATGTGAGTAAGTTAGCGGGGGCTGCTCAGCTTTTGCTTTCGGCTTCTGACTCAAAAAGATTTTATGAAAAAATCGGATTTGGTATCGATAGAAAAGCAGTCAATGTCGATGGTCTGACTGAGAATAACAAGGAATTTCATTATTGCTTTAATGACCACTTTAGAGCATTGTATGCGAGATATGGATGTGGTTCCCTCGGCTATGATTCGATTAGACGAGCCATCAGGACCAATCATTGTACTGTCAAATCGGCAATCGCCGCTTTGGAATCGTGGAGCGAACATGGGACTGATGCTGACGTTGTGGCTATTAAACAGAGAATTGATGAGATCACACGTTCACAGAACAATATCAAATGGTTGCCGATCAAATCAATCAAAGATGGTTCCAGCAAACTAGTTGAAATCAGTATAGATCATGAAAGCCATGCGTATATTGCCAATGGCATATGGTCATCGAATAGCCAGATTAGCAAGACAGTTATTTTAGCTCACATCAAAAAGGATTCGCGTGATCGTGTCAAAAAAGGTTTTTCGATTTATCGTAGCCATTTGAGACATAAAAGTGCGAGAAAACATCGTAGCAATATTACTGACAAGTCAGTCATTGAACAATTTGTGGAAGATGTCCGATTGGCGGTTAAACATGACAGTCGGTTTGACCAGTTACCTGACTGTTTACTGGCTCTGGCTATGAATGATTCCAATCCTTATATGAACATCACTAATAAGTTAACCGATCTTTCTGGTCTGCCTCGTCAGACTATTAAATCATTTATGATGACGATTAAAAATATGTCTGGATCTTTTGTTTTGCCCACTGAGATATCAAAAATGCCGTCTTGGATGACCGAACATCAGCATCAGGAGAATGAAGATGCAGAATAAATGTGTGAAATGCGAGAGTGTCGAATTTAATCAGGAATGTTATTTGTGCAGAGCCGCCCAGATGATCGTTGAGAATAATGAAGTTTCAGATGAAAATATATGTCTTATGTTGACTGAAGCTATTGTCAAATCAATCAAGGAAAGATTAAATCGACGTACCAGAAAGACTATCGGACCAAGACAGCCAAAACCGGAAATGAAAGGCGTAGTCAAGAAGAGCGGTAATAATGATCCGACTGTGGGCAGAGGAGACTTCGCTAGCGGCACTGTGGCCAAGGAAAAACAGAATCAGGATCAAGCAGACGATTATCTCGCGAGGACCATGGCGGAACAGAGACGAATTATAAAACACAAATACCATAAGCTTGATGAGAACCTGTCTGATCCTCGCGTCGTCAGTCTGCTGAATGAAATCTGTACCACAGGAACCGGTTATGCTGATCAAGATGTGATAGATAAAGTGGGCAATACCATTGATAATCTAGCTGATGTCAATGACGGCATAATCACCCACAAGGATGTCAAATTCCAGTGGGATCAGGAGAAGGCTAATGGCTGGCGAGAACTCATTAAGCAAACCAAATCAGTCCCTAGTGACAGATAATCAATCACCAGCTGATAATCGATCAGCTAATTTGGCTGATATTGGCACTGCTTTTATACTGAAGACCGTTCATGACTATGATACACATGGCGCACGACTGCTTGAGTTGTGGAAGAGAGAGCACGAAGAACTAGATGATATAATCAGTGAATTGAAGGATATAGCCGGGTTGAATGGTGTAGAAAATTCAATGGGTCAGGTGGATAGAGGCATGCCAGTTATGGAAGCCTTATCTCAGACCCTTAAAACTAGAACAGAGCACAGTGGTGTATTGCAAAAACACCTAGAATCACGAACGAAATTCATAGCTGCATTGAAAGCTGCGTCCTCGGTCGTGATCAATGTTGATAATAACGGGGTTGACAAATCTGGCATTGATGTTGAATTGCAAGATATTCTTAATAACTCTGATACTCACAACTATGATGAGGATTAACTGTGGCTAGACTGACTTCCACACAGAGGGCAATTGTAGAGAGATGTAGGAATGATCCTATTTTCTTTATTGACAATTTTATGAAGGTCAAGCACCCTAAGGCTGGTCTGCTTCCGTTTAAGACTTGGGGATATCAGCAGAGAATTGTAAAAGCTACCAGAAAACACAGATTTAACATAACTCAGAAGCATCGTCAGGCTGGTGTGTCGAAGATAGCAGGCGCTCTGTGCCTGCATACTGGCTTATTCAGTACGCATGCTAAAGTCTTAATTGTGTCTAGAAAAGACGATGATGCTATGGACTTCTTGTCCGATAATGTCAAGATTCCGTTTTTTAATTTGCCAGAATGGATGCAAGCGATCTGGGGTGAGCCAAAAAACAATGAGCATGAGTTAGAATTCAAGAGCAATGGTTCTCAAATTAGGTCTTTGACTTCTAATCCGAATGTTTTGCGTTCACACGCCAGTACATTCAATGTGATTGATGAGGCCGCTCACATTCAGGGCATGGGCAACCTCTGGGCTTCAGGCTGGTCTACGTTGCAGCATGGTGGTCGTGTCTTGGCTATTTCGACCACTAATGGTATAGGTGACTGGTTTTGGGCTACCTGTACTGAAGCTGAAGCCGGTATCAATGTATTCAATCTGATTAAGATTGATTGGACAGAAATGACATGGGCTATTGAATTCAAAGACAATATCACAAATAAGATGGTCCGTATCGCTCCTACGGATGGCATCAGAAAATGTGTGACTAAGGAAGAGATTGAGAAATATGGTGAGTACTGGTCGCCATGGCTGGAAGAACAATATAAGGGTCTAGTGGAGAAGGGTGAACCTTGGAAGTTCGAGCAGGAAGTACTGGCACGGTTTGTTGGATCTGGTCGCACTATTATCGATAAGATGGCGATAGCCAATGCTAAATTGAATATCGCTGATGAATACGAAAAAGTAACCTCTAATGCGACTGTCTTCTATATCAGGGGCAATCAGGAAGAGGAATTTTCCTTTGATATTGATGAGCCGAAGCAGGGCCTGTACATCTGGGAGCATCCGCCAGAGGGCGATGGTGTATCTAATTATGTCATCGGGGTTGATTTTGCAACTGGTAAGGGAAATGACTACCATGGTCTTCAGGTATTAAATTCTGATACTAGAAGCCAAGCAGCCGAATTGATGATCAGGAATAAACCTCATGAATTTCTGCGTATGCTGGTGTGGTTGGCGATTTATTATAAGATGGCGTTGATAGTTCCGGAGCGAAATAACGGTGGCGATCCGTTGATTGATAATCTGCTGTATGATTGGGGCTATACTAATATCTGGCGTGAAATCAAGCCGAATACCAATCCTAGGTCAAAGAATAAAGAGGTGTCTTATGGTAAGCATGGCTTCTTTACTAGTGAGACATCTAAGGCGACTATCGTTCGTGCTCTGAATCAGAATATAACAGCAGATGAGAATACTTTTAAGGTCTATAGCAGGCGTTTGATTGAGCAGTTTGAAATATTTATTAGGCGCAAGGACAAGTCTGGTAGAGATACTGGCCAGATCGGTGCCGAAGCCGGACCCGGAAATTTTGATGATTTGGTTATGGCCTTTGGTCTGGGCTTGATTGGTTGTCGTGATGCCATGCCAATTGATAAGGAGATAATGCAGATCTGGAGGTCTGACAGGCTCCCATCGCAGAGTGCAATTGGTGTTATCAATAAGCCTAATAATGGTCAGAGTATGAGGACTCAAATATCTAAGCTGTCCGATTTGACCAAGTCTTATTTGCCTGCGCTGGTTGGTGAGCAGTCAAATGACTATGACCCTAGTGAAGATATATTGAGTAGCGTACTTAAATCGGTGGGCGAACTGAATGTTCCAGCTGTTGTGGCCCCTAAGCATCGCTTTAAATAGGGCGTTGAAATGAGTTTCAATTGGGCAATGTGGGATAGAATACGTCTTCTCAATAAGACGCATAGACTATATCAGAATGATAGGACTATTCAGGATCAGACATCTCTTTCTACTATAGGAAGAGATTTAGGAATAAACAATCTTCGGCGTTCACAGCTATCCGCTGACAGTCTATTTGCCACTCAGACAAACCGGTTTGCACGATATCGCGATTATGAGATGATGGACCATGGCGAATTAGCCTTGGCTTTAGATATCCATGCTCAGGAATCATGCATTACCGATCCTGAGACTGGTCACTCGTTGATAATCAAAGCATCTAGTTCAGTAGTAAAAAAGGAACTGGAAGAACTCTTTTTTAACACTTTGAATTGGGATAGTGTTGCCTATGCAGCTGCTAGATACCTATGCAAATATGGCGACAACCCTTTCGAAATCATACCGACAGTAGAGCGTGATGGTGTGGCGGCAATTAAACACATTGAAGTCAGAGAGTTCACCAGACTAGAAACACGCAATGGCGATCTGATTGGTTTCTTCTATAGCCCAGAATTGGCTACCAACCAGCCAGTTTTTATGCATCCATGGCGTATGGTTCATATGCGTCTTGATTGTCTGGAGAAGGACTTCAAGCCATATGGTATGTCTATTATCGACAGATCACGATCAGACGCTAAGCGTGTGCGCCTGGTATCGGAAGGTGCTATAATCTATCGATTGACACGAGCCACAGAACGCAAGAAATTCAAGATTCCTATCGGAAACATTCCAGCCAAGGAAATACCAGAATATTTGAACGTCATTGCTAGAGCCTATAAACGGAAACGCATCTTCGATCCTAGAACCGGCACTTTCGATGAGAAATACTCTCCGCTGATTCAGGAAGATGATTTCTTTCTGCCGCAACGGCCAGATGGTCAAGGCATTGACATTGATAATCTGCCGGGCGGAGCCAATCTCGATAAAATCGATGATTTGGAATACTTCAAGAAGCAGATGATTGCCCCTACGAATATTCCTCCTGCGATGCTAGGAGTAGGTGAAGGTGCTGGCCAGCCAACCAAGGAACCATTGTATTCTATTTCTTATCATTTTGCCAGATCTATTGAGCGAGTACAAAGAGCTATAGCCCTTGGACTAAAGAAAATAGCTATTGTTCACTTACTATTGCGCGGTTACTCTATAAATGATGTCAAAAATGTCGATCTGTATCTGCCTATTGGGTCTGCCATTGAAGAATTATATAGGATGGAAACATGGCAGACTCGCGTCAGTGTGATGGCTGATTTGAAGGATCTAGAGTGGTTTCCTAAGGAATGGATTGTTACGAAGTTCACTGATCTAACACCAGATGAGATCATTGAATTGAATGAAATGATCAAGATGATGGGTGCAGATCCTGCAGCCGTCAGTGATGGATCTGGTGGTGGCGGTGGAGGCGGTGGTGGTCTACCTGATATTGGTGATCCTGAAGATGCTTTAGCTGATGTTGAGAATTTAGATCAGTTGGGTAATGATTTAGATGCTGCGGGCGACGAAGGTTTGGATAATGCACCTGCTGAAATGGCTGCGATTGAAGAGGACGTAAGGCAGCAGTCTAGGATGCGGAAGAAACGTCAGATGCTTAAGATTCTAAGCGAATGGCATATGAAAAAGGTCAGCAACAGGACTCTGGCCAGCGGATATAATTACATGAATTGCGCCGGTGAATTCAGACTTATTACTGAGTCTAAACGCACCAGCGACGGAGAATACAAGCTGCTTTCCGAGTCGGTAGTTTCTGAAATAGATAATCGTTCCTTCGGATATAACAATGATGAGATTAAAATGATCACCAAAGTTGCTACTATTTTGTATAGGAATAACAAAAAGCAAGTCCCCGGTGCTTTAGTGACAGAATCTGTTGATATTGCCGCCTTGAATGAAGTAATTGCAGGCGATAAGATATTAATTAAATCAAATATATAAATATTCAGGCCGTATTTGGGCTACGGCACCTGCGCGTGGTGAAGTCAACCATATCGCGAAGCACAAAGCAGCCCTATCAAACGAAAGACTGGACCATGGCTAAGACAACCGCAACTACAATGGATAGCAGAAAATATCTGACTATCGTCAATAATTCACCGTTTGCTATCGCACGAGTAGTAACAGAATCATTCAAAGCACAGACTGGCCTGAAGGATGTAATGCCGGTCGGTTTCGATGGCAACCGTTTGATGGTTGAAGATACCAAACGTGGCATCCACTATGCTGTCAATTTCGCTCCAAAACGTGGCGACTATGTTATCGAGTCCTACGAACCATTAAATCTGATGAATGGTGATCGTTCGGAAACTTACACAGCCAATTGCCTGAGCCTTGTAGAATCCTTGCTTGCCGATAAGCAGGATCAGAACAAGATCAGTGAATCGTTTTACAGAATTGCTGGCAATCGATATTCTCGAAAATCAATTCCTAGCCACGGCATCGTGAAAACGCGTGATGGCGTTGTGCATAAGATCGCTGTTTTTGAAGAAATTCAGAAACGCAAGAAAACAGCACTGGCTGAAAGCATCGGCAGAGCATACAAGGCCGGTTCAAAGATCCTCAATGAGGATTCGACTGCCGCAATTGGTAATGTCAAGTTTGCACTGCATCGCTACCGTGCACGTTGCATGAGAACCATCGCTGAAAGTGCCAGCAAGGATGCTGGTTTCAATAATGTTGTGGCCCATATTGCCAATCAGGTGAATAACCACGACCTTGCCAAGGGCGTGTCTATCGCCAAGAACTTCCTGCGAGAATTTCAGGAATTTTCCACGCTGGACAAGGCCAAGTTTACCAACCTGATTGAAGAATCCTGTGCGGCTTCCGGCATCCTGAATGATGACCTCATTCGCGACACTGCGGAACTGATGTGGCGAACCAATATTGGTGTAAATAGCAAAGCAATCGTCAAGGAATGGCGAATCGCCGCTCAGAATTCCGGCAATACGACGTTGCTGGAAAACGTTTCGATTCTTGCCGACACACCCAATGGTCTTGATCACTACGATCAGTTTATCAATGCCATATTCTGTGAGGGCGTGACAGGGCCAAACCAAATTCAGGCTGGTGCCTATAAGACCGCACTGCAGGCTCTGTTGAATGTGCCTACCATTAGTGGTGAGCCAGCAATGAAGAACCATATTGTCGATCTGATGGAAAGATTGACAAGAACCGGTGATCAGCATGCGATTCTGGAAGCCGAAGAAGTACTGGCTAATGCCAACAGCGAGGCACAAGGTGCTGGCATTAATCTAGAAAACTTCGATGCCGTCAATGACATAGTTGACATGCCTGATCTGTCGCCAGAAGCGGAAGGAAATAAAGAGAAGGCTGGCAGTGGTAACGTAGTATTCAATATTAACATCAGTGGAGACGGTAAGTCTGTTGATGTCAATAATGAAGATGCTCCCCAAGATGCTCCTCCAGCACCTCCGGCTCCTCCAGCCCCTGAGAATGCCATTGGCGACACTGGCGATACTGGCGGCATGCCAACCCCATCTCCCGGCAGCATGTCTGGTGGTGGTCCCGGCCAACAAGCCGGTCAGGTCACCTTCGAAAGCTATAATCAGTATGCTAATGTGCTAACTGAACACGTTGGCAGACCTCCAATGTTCTTTGGGCACGATTACGGTGTCAGCCCGCTGTCTTATGAAGACACTGTAGCAGCTACTGCAGTGTTGAAGGGCATACTGGCTGAGAGTCTTGACAGCGATGCGAATTTGACTGCTTTGGCTATTAGTGCGATTACCAAGTCGAATTTTGTAATCCCCAAAAATCGACTTGAAGAAGCCGCCAAGAGTGTGGTAGATAGCTTTGTGGCCTCAAATCGCAGCGTGTTAGAAGAAGATCAGTACAAATTCCCACGCATTAAGAAGACTGGCCTGAAGAGGAGTTCAATTAAAGCCGAGAAGGAAGCGGCTTCAGAAACATCGCCTGCCAAGTCTGATACTGTGGATGAGTCCTACGTCTACACGCATCATGACGGTACAGCCGTCCTGATCGAAGGCAATAACTCACAGTATTTTGTCAGCAATCTGTCTGGTACTATCAAGGAACCGGTTCCGACTAATGTGGTGAGCAGCATGCTCTTCGCTGTGAAGGCTAGCGATTCCGGCGATCCCAAGATTTTCGAAGATTGGGTTGGCCAAGGTATCGATCAGTTCTTGCTGGATGAGTCAGCCACCATTGTGACTGTTGATGAAGACGGCACAGTCTCGGTCGATCAATCTGATGACGACACTGGTGAGACGATCAATATCGCCGAAATCAAGCCAGTTGTTGATGATCACTGCATGACCGCTAGTGGATCTGATGATGGCTTTGGTGGTGATAGTGAGTTTCCTGAAAATGAAGGATTCGATGATTTCTCTACGGAGGAAACAGTTGACACTGAGACTGCCGCTACTGATGCGATAGATAGTGTTGACAATGAGAATGAAGTCGAACCGGAAGGCATGGAAGCAGATGAAGACAATGAAGAAGACGAAGACGATGAACCATCGAAGGGTGGTATGCCATTTGACAAAGAGTAATCAATGTCAATTCTGAATCAGATAAATGATTCTATAACTGACCTGCTCGCCAGAAGAAACGTTTCTTCTGGCGGTGCTGTATCACCACATAATGCCATTGAGTATTTTGGTGGCATAATGGTTCCAATATTGCCCTATGAACCAGATCCAGTTACTTTTCGTGAGCAGTATTATTATAATTCGACTCTAAATATGTTATTCACTAAAGCTGGCACTACCGACAATGCAAAAGTCTGTAAAACAAGAGTGTTCTGGGCACGAGCAAGGACTAGACAAAGCCTATAGTGACGCTGTCAAATCAAGGACAATCATCAGAGCCATTCTGGCCAATACTTCTAGTCATGTCGATTTTTCTGATTTTGGCCAAGTCAGAAAGTGGATTTGGGAAAATCGATTTGTCTATACCATGTTAGATATGGCATATGTGTCGAAAATTCCTAAGGATCGATTGAGGAATATTATTTATGGTGTGGGGCTTGCTTATCCTAGGGCTGTTGTCAGCGGGCGTGCGCTGATGAAAATCGTACAGCCAGCCGATTTTCCTTCATTTCCAGTGACGACTGAATGGCTGACATACGCTTTAAATAAGTATACTAAAGGTGCTATCGCTAATATTCTGAATGTGAATTATCTCAATTTCATTAAAATATTGAAGAGCAATGGATTGAAGGTAGGAATAAAGCCAGAGGCTATCTCAGAGATTCAATTTAGGCAAATGCTGCTGGAGACTAATTCGCTCATGCGCAATAGAAAGTCTGATTTAGCTGCTAAATACGGTATCGTCTTAGTCAACAAGAAGTCAAAGAGTAAAAAGCATGTTGTTAGACATGAGAAAATTTCAGCGTTTATTTCAAAGCCTAAAAATCATAGCTGTGAGACTGGAAAGGGCAAATGATATAGTCGATCAGATTACTCCGATTATAACCACGACTCGACAGCACCAAATTACGATAAGAAGTAAGACTGGTAGCGTGTTTTGTGTGAAGGAAAAACAGAGCTATGATCTCCTTAATTCTGATGTTACTATCCAGTCGGATACACTAACATACGATGAGTTCATTAGACATAACGATTTAGAAAGATTTCTAATATACGAACGATTCATTTTCAAGGCTGCACAAATAGGATGTAACCGCACTAGTGATGAACTGGCTTTAGATCGAGTGGTTTCCAAGGATTATTATTTGCACCATAAGCAAGATAAAGCAGTTGTTTTAGATGGTCTAAATGTCAAATGCGGCAATATCACTTTAGACCACCACTTTAAAAACACGAAGAGAGTACGTCGGCTGGTGTTCGATAAGATAATGCACCATAACAATGTGGTCAACAGATATGATTTGGCTAAGCCGGGAAGAGCGATATATTTAAGAATAATAAAGCATATTATGGAAGTGGGGCCGATCTCTTATAGATCGGTCTGGAATATTTTAGGATGGGCCGATTATAAGCTGGTCATTTCTAGGGCGATAAAGTCATTAAGGAACTATATCATGGCAAATGGTAATATCAATGATCATTTGACTATTCATGATTATTCCAATTTCGCTCAGCCTGTCGCTGAAACCATGGCTCATTTATTGGGTTTCGGCTATGTCAGCCATTTCAATTATCAGCCCAGATTGGCTTTTTCCAAGTCAGAGAGCACTGTCCATCTTAATCTTGCTCTTCTAGCTAATCAGGAAGATATTCGACTATTTCTGGAATCGAATGTGATGGAAGCGGTTGTTATAACGTTTAGAAAGAAGGA